ACAACAGTGTCCAAGGGGGCATCATGACCGCTCAAGAGCGCCTCGCAGCCATCCTTGAGAGCCTGACCGACGCGACCAGGCCATCGGATACGCTGCTGTCGGAGTTGCAGACGCTCAACGCAACCGTTCTGCGAATCGCCGTCGCTCTGGAGAAGATCGCCGTTGCCCTGTCCGCTCCGCCGACCGTGACGGGGGTCACTCCGGTCCCCGGTAAACCATCAACCCACTAACAGCGCTCAACACGAGGAGATTCCCGATGTCAAAGGCCAAGAGTCCGATCCATATTCAGATGACCTCGCGGCTGCCGTCCGCCAGCCAGGCGGCTATTGCGAAGCCGGCGGCGACGTTCAACACGTTCGACCTGCCCGACAACGTCGATCAGCCGTTCACGATCATGGGCATTGACGGCGCCGGCAACAAGGTGGACATTTCCACGCTGGCGACGATCACCGCCATCTCCAGCGACAATACAGCCGTCGTGACGGTCGATCCGCTCGCCACGCCGCCGAAGGGCGTCACGAACCAGATCCACGCGGCGTCGTCGCCGGCCCCGGCCATCGGCGCGACCGCAAACGTGCTCTTCACCGTGACGTGGAACGACCCGGCCAACGCGCCGGTGGGATCGCCGTTCAAGGTCACCTGGCCCATGACGATCGTCGCCAGCCCGGTCGGCGGGGTCGTGCCCGCGCCCGGAACCCCCACAACGCACTGAGGGCGCCCCCATGAAGATCCCAGCCAAGCTCAAGCCTCTGGTCCTCGCCACCGCCGAGGCACTGGATGCGATGGCCAAGAGCGAGAACCTGTCGGAGTTCACGCGGGCAACGCTGGCTGACCTGCACCGCGACTGGCTGCGGACGTGCCCTGAGTTGGACAAGGGCGGCAACGATAATCGCCCGCAGGAGAAATGACGATGGGACCGCTTGAGGACATACAGCAAGCGAGTCTGATCGAACTGGTCAATGCCCTGCGACCATTTGCGGCAATGGCGTCGCCGGAATACCCCAACTCTCCCTATGTCGAGGCCAGGAGGCTGGTGGAGAAATGGGATCGCGCGTTTGAAGTCTGGGGATGGAAACAGAACAACGGTTGCCCTAGAGGATGAGCCGATGGACTACCTCACGTATCTCACAACCGCGATCGGCTGGTTCCGCACCGTGGCGGACGGCACGACGCTGGAGCGCGGATTGCTGCTCGGAGGTGCGGCCCTCGTCCTTGTGTGGTTCGCCGGGCGCCGTCTGCTGCGATCGCGTCCGCCGACAGCGATTGCCAGCGACTTGTTGAAGCTGATGGACGCCAGCCGTCCGACCGGCACAACGACGATCGAGGGAGGGCATCACCTGAAGTACACCGGGGCGGTGATCGAGACGCAAAGGCACAGGGCATGGAGGTACGGCAAGCTGTTCAAGCGACAATGCCTGGTCGCGGCGAAAACCTTTGCCGGCTCCGATCTCGTTGACCTCATGCCTCAGCTTTCCAAGAGCGACAAGCAGCAGGTGCGCGACAAGGTTCTCGCTGTCGTGGCACGCTACGCCGAGGAGGACCGCAAGGCACAGGCCGAGCTTGCGGCGGAGCTGCTGCGGTCGCACGTCGCGGGAGGCAAGCGGTTCGACGTTCACCACCACGCGCCGTTGACGAACACTCCCAGCGGAGTGGCCATCGAACGCATGTCGCTGCCGCCGGAGGACGTGCCGACGCCGGTACAGCACAGCAATCCGCGTAGCGATGCTTTGGGACCGACGCAGTACCCGACGCCGGCGCAGAAGCCGGCGAAGAACGCCTGCGAGAAGAAGGGCTGAAGGTCCCGCCGACTCGCGAAGTTGGTTTGGATCACGCTCGACTGAGAGGGATGACAGATGAGCAACCACGATGCCGAGTTCCGCGAAGCTCTCGCCAAGGACGACGTCTGCCCGCAGTGTCTAGGCGAACTGGACACGGGCTGGGAGTGCAACGACTGCGGGTACGACGCCATCGATCATGTAAGGCCGGACCTCCGGCACGTTCCCGAGGAAGAGCGATGAGCGAACACGACGACGACGAATGGGACGTTGCTGCTTTCCGCGCCGCGTGCGAAGAGGCGGTTGCATTCGCGGGGAGCATGCTGGACGGCACGTTGCCACCACCGTCGCCGGAAGTGCTCGCTCTCGCCAAGCGTGCCGTTGAAAGTTGCGAGGCACGGAAGAACGAAGACGTGAACGCATGGGCCAAGCGTCTTACCGAAAACGTGTGTGCGATGGGGGACTGACCTGTGAGCAACCACGATGACGATCTCGGCAATCCAGGCGGCACGGGCAGCGATCTTTTCGCCATTCTGTTCATCGCGCTGCTATCGGTGCTTGCCGTCCTCGCCATCGTGGAGTTCGGGTTGCGTGCCAAGGTGAATGGCGCCCCTCTGCCGCTATCGCGCCCCTTCACCGGCGGCACGTTCGCGCTGGAGTGGGTGGACGCATCGACTGATTCCCTCGCGCACTTCCTGCCGGGGGGACAGTATCGATGCCGCTACGGCCACTTGCACTTCGTCGGCAAGTGGCGGATGGAAGAGGGCAACACGCTGGTCTTCGATGAGTGGCTGTGGGACACCAGACCGTTCGGACAGCCGATCCGCGTCCGCCTGCACAGCGACCACCGCGGAGGCTGGCAGGGCGCTTCAGGGGCAGGGACGTGGTTCGCTCTGCGGAGGATCAAGGCGGAGAAGTTGAAGATGCCCAGAGGAGGCGATTGATGAGCAAGCGCGACCTCGTTATTACCTTCAGCCCCAACCAAGTCCGTCACCGCGCCGTCATCCGTCCCACCGCGGATGACCCCGACGATTGGGACGCCGTGCGCATCCACCTGCATACGACTCCGCTCCACCAGCGGGTGAAGGTCGGCGGCAAGCACGTCTTCGTCCACGTACCTACCGGGTGGTTGAGGCTGCGGGCGCCGCACAAGCCCTGCCCACGCAGCCACGTCCCGGCCATCGGCAACGTCCTCCCAGGCGAGGGCGTGCTGATCGTCGGCATCAAGGAGTACGACTCGCTCGCGGCCGATCTCTGGGCCGATGGACAGTGCCCCTCGCAGGTGCCGGACATCCTGGTGTCCCAGCACCTCGGTAAGTCGATGAAGTCCGACCGTTGCGTGCTGGTGGACGATGCCGGCGTGGTCATCGCCACGACGCGGGGCGACCCCGAAATCTGCTGGCATCCCGACGGACGGCTGGTGTTGAGTGAGACGTTGAAAGAAGGAGACATCTACGATGGCGACTCCGCAGTCCCAGGCGATCAACGGGGCGAACGACCTGAATACCATTATGCAGCAGTTGCAGCAGGCCAGGGCGACCGTTGACAACTTCCTCAAGCAGTACAACGCCATCGGCTATTCGACGCTGTGGAATGCGATGGCGACCTGTCTCGTGAATGCTGATGGGTCGCTGTTCACGGCAGACGGCTCGCCCAACAATGCTCACGTCATCGATACGCGGGTGGCTGGGCTGGCAGGTCTCCAGTGCGACATGGCTGCCAACAACCTCGTCAACGGGGCGGCTTTGCTCCTGGCACTGGACGTGTTCTTCACCGGATCGACGATCATAACTGGCACCACCAATACCACTACATCAGTTACGGCGCTGTCGAGCACGGCCCTGCTGTCGGTGGGCATGGGCGTGAGCGGGGCGGGCATCCCTGCCGGGGCGACGATCACCGCGATCAATAGCGCGACCGCGATCACGTTGAGCGCTGCCGCGACAGCCAGCGCCACGGTGCCCTTGACGTTTACCACCGCATCGCCTCGTGACGGAATTTTGAACCTTTTCCGCGCAGGTTGATCTATGCCACACAGCCAGGCCGTCATTGTCTATGCACCTGCTTCGGGCAACGTCCGCTCTGTCATCTACCCCAGCGATGACAGCCAGGCGCCATCGCACACGGCCAACATCGGCCCAGGCGAGGCCGTTCTGGTCGTGTCGGCGTCCGACTGTCGGCAGTATGGAGCGGAGTCGCTGCTCGCTCGCCAGTTGAACAGGCCGGCGACAGCAAGCCGCTGTGCCGTCATCAATGCGGCCGGGTTCGTCGTGGCGGTCGTGCCGGCTGACCCCGCGATTGACAAGCCCCCGCCTTTTTGCAGGCTTCATCGCGACCCGAACAACAAGGCTGTCGTGGGGCAGCTGGCTTCCAACCTGAGCCTTTTGCCGTGAAGGGAGGTGCATCGTCACGCAGGTCATAAAGGTGAGCGGCACGCCTTTCAGCCTTCCCTCTGACTGGAATGTGGCCAGCAACACCGTCGAGGCTCTTGGCTCGGGCGGCAGCGGCTCGTCGGCGGCAAGCAACCCTGGCGGCGGCGGCGGGGCCTATGCCGAGGTGACGAACAACAACACGGCCGCGAATACGAGTCTGACGATGGCTTATGGCGCTGGCGGCGGAACGACGGTCACCAGCGCCAAGAACGGAGGCACGACGATTGTCGCCGCTGACTTCGGTGTAACCAGTGCCACTTCGACGGGAGGGACCGGCGGGGTGGTAGCGAACTGTACGCCGAATAGCGCCTGGTCGGGTGGCAACGGCTCTTTCGCGGGAGGTGCCGGTGGCAACGGCGCCGCAAACATCGGCGGCGGCGGCGGCGGTTCGGCTGGGCATCTGGGAGCAGGCAAGGCGGGCGGGGCTGCCGGTTCAGGTGGCGGCGGCGGTGGTGGCGGATCGAACGGCGGCACAAGCTCGGTCGGTGCCGCCGGCCTCGCTGCCAATGGTGGTGCGGGCGGGAACGGTACAGGCGGCTCGGGTAGCGGGGCTGGGGATACAGGAAGTGGAGCCAGCGTGGGGACTGTCGGTGGAGGAGGTGGCGGCGGCAGGGACGTATCGGGTGGGTTCCCGGCCGCGGGCGGTATCGATACGACCTGGGACGGCACGCACGGGTCGGGTGGTGGTGGCGGCGGTTGTGGCACGACCAATACAGCCAACGGTGCCAACGGCGGCACCTATGGCGGCGGCGGCGGAGGTGGATCACAGGCCAGCAGCGCGGGAGTCGGCGGGGCCGGCATCATCGTGTTCACGTACACGCCGGCAGCAGGAGGAGTATTCGGCAAGGCACTTTTTGTAGGTCAGTCGGTATCGAACGCATCACTCTTTTGAGGGACAACGGACCATGCAATTTTCCATTTACAATGGCGCCATGCAGACCACGGTCGCCCCTGCCAAGGTCGCCACCGGAGCAACGATCAAGACGATGCTCCAGGTGTTGCCCCTGATACCCATGCGCATCGTCGAGTGGGGGTGTAGCTTTGACGCCAGCGCTGCGGCGACTCCGGGCGTCATCGAGCTGATCGAAACTGCCGCGGTTGCGGCCACGGTGACGGCCAATGTTGCGGCGGACATCACGCAGACCGATGCGGAGGCAATCCAGTTCAACAGCAACGCCACGTTCTTCACGCTGACCACCACGGGGACCGGCTACACGGCGACCATCGAGGGCACAGTGGCAGCCGTCCGCAACCTGGCCGCCCCGCAGCTGATCGCGCCGACGAACCAGTTCATCGAGCAGTTCCCGCTCGGCTATCGGCCGCTCGTGCCCGGTACGGCGTCGAACAAGATCATGCGTGTCCGCATGACCTTCGGCACGACGGTCAATGCTTTCTGTTATGTCGCGGTCGAATTTTGAGGCGTGTCCATGCTCGCCGTCCGCCACTTTCCGAATCTTGCAACGCCTGCCCTCATGGACAGGCTGCGCGAGCGTGCGCGTTACGACGTGGACGGGCGGGCAAGCGTGTGGCTGTTCTCGGGCGGGGTGTATCTTCCCGCGGACTTCAAGGAGATTGCCCTGGCGGTCTGCCCGGACGTGCCGCCGGAAGCCTGGGAGGGCGTTGCCTTGCAGTGCTACCGCGATGGCAACGCGATAACGCCCTGTCACTCCGACGAGGGATCGACCGGATTAGGGTTCATCCTCAGTCTGGGGGCGGCAAGGACGCTGCGAACCCATCGCGTTGCCGAGTCTGGTTTACCCAATCCTTGCGGGTACAGCAGCCAAATTGACGTGTGCTTCATCGAGTGCGTCAATGGGACGGCGGTCATCTGGGACAGGGAATTCCACCGAACGCACCATCACCAGATCGTCGCGGACCCCGGAGCCGGCGAGAGGCTGAGTCTGGTATTTCGCACCAGTAAGGGAGGCTGAATGAAGACGGGCAAAATCATGGTCGAGTGGGAAGCCGACGGCAAGCTGGGGATCAAGACCTCGCTGTCCGTCTGCGACAGCGCGGACAAGCAGCTCATGATCCGAGTCCTGCTGGACGCGGCGAAGGCAATCAACGAATCCAGTTCGTCGCTCATCATGCCCGTTGGGGCACCGACGCGAATCCTGGCTGGGTAAGCGATATGGGAGTCGTGAACAATGGCCGTGTTCGGGCGCAGACAACCGCATGCGCCCATCATCCTCCGGGGACTGCTGCCAGCGCAGCGCTCCGTGGCGGTGGTACGGATATTCGGCCAGAAGACATCGCAGGCAGCCGCCGACCGCTACTTTCGGCGGTCGCTCACTCCCGTCATCATCAGGCGGCCCGGCTCGCCGCCGTCTGTCTCGCGATCGTTTATTGCTGGCCAGAAGACGAGCCAGGCGACGGCCGACCGCTTTTATCGGCGCAGCTTTCCGCCGATCATCAAACGTGGAGGCCCGCCGGCATCTGTCGCGCGAACCGTCATCGCGGGACAGAAGACGTCGCAGGCGTCCGCCGATCGATACTTTCGCCGGTCGTTTCCACCCATTATCCGCACGGCCGGCCCACCGGCACCTGTCGCGCAATCGCTCATTGTCGGTCAGAAAACGACACAGGCTGCCGCGGACCGCTACTACCGCCGCGCCTTCCCACCGATCATCCGGCGCAGCGGCCCGCCTCCGCCCGTGGCGCGGTCGTTCATCTTCGGTGCGAAGACGAGTCAGAGCGCCGCGGATCGCTTTTATCGTCGATCATTCCCGCCGATCATCAAGACCAGGGGGGCGGGCGCCCCGGTTGCGCGAGCAACGATCGTTCAGGCTTCTGGGGCCTGGCGACCCGTCCGGCGTCCCATCCTCGTCAGCAAGGCGCCTCCGCCGCCCCCGGTATCGACGACGCCTGTTGGCGTGCTGGTCCTCGCAGGCCAGAAGACGGCACAGGCTGCTGCCGACCGTTACTATCGTCGCTCGTTTCCGAGGATCGTCCGCGGCGCTGGGCCACCACCCTCGGTGGCGAGCAGTACCATCGTCGGTCAGAAGACCGCCCAGCTTGCCTCCGACCGTTACTTCCGCCGGTCCTTTTCACCGATTATCCGGCGTGGCGGTCCGCCAGCGTCCACGGCGGCCATACTCTTCGCCGGGGCGAAGACGAGTCAGCTTGCCGCCGATCGGTTCTATCGCCGCTCCTTCCCGCCGATCATTCGCACGGTCGGGCCACTGGTGTCGGTATCGCGGTTGCTGGTAGTCGGCACTGCGATCAGGACCGCGACGGAGCGCGGCTACTACCGCCGCTCGTATACTCCCGTCATCATCGTGCGCGCCGGCGGGCAACCATCGGTCTCGCATGTTCTCGTTGCCGGGACGAAGACGGCTCAACTCGCGGCGGATCGCTACACTCGCCGTTCGTTTCCGCCGATCATCAAGAGAGCCGGGCCGCCGGCCTCCCTGGCTCGCTCGGTCGTTGTTCAGGCCCCCACGGCGTGGCGACCCGTCCGGCGTCCCATCCTCGTCAGCAAGGCGCCTCCGCCGCCACCTGTATCGACGGCACCCGTTGGCGTACTGTTCATCGCCGGTCAGAGGGCGTCGCAAGCGGCAGCGGATCGACTTTACCGGCGCACCTTCACGCCCGTCATCATCCGTCGCGCCGGCTCGTCGGTATCCGTGGCGCGGTCGCTCATCGCCGGGGCCAGGACCGCGCAGGCAGCAGCGGACCGGTTCTACCGCCGGTCGTTCCCGCCCATCATCCGGCGCAGTGGCCCGAGCGGACCTGTTGCCCGCGCAACCATCATTCGGGCTCAGTCGGCAGTTCGTCCCATCCGCCGTCCGGTGCTGATCAGCAAGGCGCCACCGCCACCACCAGCGTCCACGGCGCCTGTTGGTGGTCTGGTCCTCGTCGGCCAGAAAACGGCACAGCTCGCCGCCCATCGCCATTATCACCCGTCGCTCTCGCCCGTCATCAAGCGAGCCGGCGGTCCGGCCGTCGTGGGGCGGTCTCTACTCGTTCTTCAGTCCATCCGTGCCGCAGCCGATCGTGCCTATCGCCCGCGGCTCGTACCCACCATCAAGCGGGCGGGCGGTCAGCCTGCCGTGGCGAGAACGCTTGTCCTGTCCTCTGCCGTCCGTGCCGCCCTTCGGCGGGAAACCGCGCGTGTCATGGTTGGTCGCGGACTGGTCGTGGCTGTTCCACCACCACCCGTCCTGCCCCTGCTCGTTTTCGTCGTGGACTATGGGCAGTTCCAGTCGTTCGTCGTGGACTTCGGACAGACGCAAGCATGGCCGGTTGACTTCGGATAAAGGATCTCATGGCCGACAACGTGACACTTCCTGGCACCGGCATCCCGGTTCGCACCATCGCGAAGACGGCCAACAGCGGCGCGCAGACGCAGGCCATCCTGATCGACGTCGGCGGTGGGGCGGACGGCAGCCCGGAAGTTATCCTCGTGGCCGGTCAGCAGCTTGCGGCGGCCTCCATCCCGGTAGTGCTGACGGCTGCCCAGATGACGACACTGACACCACTATCAGCTGTTCAAGCCAACGCCGGCACGAACCTGAACACGTCCCTCCTGGCTCTCGAGGGCGGCGGACACCTCGCCTCGGTTGACGCGAAGCTACCCGCACTCGGTCAGGCGCTGGCGGCAGCCTCGGTGCCCGTGGTGCTGACGGCGGCACAGCTCACGACCCTGGCACCCCTGGCCACCGTGGCGGCAACGCAATCAGGGACGTGGACGGTGGGCATATCCGCCGCCCAGACCATCGCCGTGACCAACACGGGCACGTTCGCCGTCCAGGCTGCACTCAACGCCGAAACGACGAAGGTCATCGGCACGGTCAACATCGCCGCCGCGCAGACGGTCGGCCTGGCGGCAGGAACGCAGGTCATCGGTCACGTCATTGTCGATTCAGGGACGATCACCACGGTGACGACGGTATCGGCCGTCACCGCGATTACCAACGCCCTGCCCGCCGGCGGCAACGTCATCGGTCTGGTAAAGACCAACGCCAGCCGCGGCACGCAGGTCTTGCACCGCAGCGCCATCACCGGCGTGGACCTGATCACGCAGCCCTCGACGACGGTCGCTCCCACCGTGGCCGACGTGACCACCGCTGGCACGCTGGCGCCCGCCACGACGTACCGGGCCGCCTATGCTGTCTCCAACACTCAGGGCGTTACCATCGCGACCGCCGTCGCCAGCCAGCTCACGGCCAACGACGGCAACAGCACGCACGCGATACGCCTGACGATCCCCCAGGCCACCGTACCCGGCGGCGGCGCCGTGCCTGGAGCGACGACCTACGACATATTCATGAGCGTGGATACCGCTCCGAAGTGGGTGGGTCGAATCACCGAGACGCAGAGAGCAGCTGGTGGAACAACCATCACGGCCGTGGGCACCGTGGGCTCGGGAGGACCCGGCGGCGCGGGCACGGTGGACATTCGCGTGCCGGGAACGGGCCAACAGACGAGCGCTCAGAACTTCCAGGCCAATACCGCCTACGTGACCGCCAGCCTCACGCCCTACAACGCCGCTGGCTTCTCGCGCCTGCGCTGTCAGGTGCAAGTGACGCTCACCGACCTGCGCACGATCCCCACGCTGACCATCGTGCCGGTCTGGCTGAACGATTTGAACGCCAACCAGTACCACATGGGGGCACCCTTGCAGCTGCCCCTGTGCTCGGGCTCCGGGGCGGCGCTCCAGCAGGATTTTATCCTTGAAGCGGACGGCTCGGATAGCGTGATCATCTTGATTGACACTCTGACAGGTCAGGGTGCCTCGGTGTCCATCTGGCTCCAACCCGTCTGAAAGGAGGCAATCGTGGTTACTCGCCGGGACTGCTTCCGCTCGTCGGGGATCATGCGTTCGGGCACGCGCGACGACACGCTCTACCACATTCACTGGATGGGGCAGAGTCTCGCCACCGGCACCTACGACACCCAGAACTGGGGCGGCGACCAAGGGCCGTGTTTGAACCCCGTCAGCTACGGGCTGCGCTCCCTCATGTTCAGCGGTGGCGTGCGCGTCGGCATACAGCCCTACGTGGGCAACGTCGCCGTGTCTGTTTCCCTGAGCGTTCTGAGCACGCTTGTTCCTCTCGTCGAGGTGGACGACGGCAACCCGGTCGGCGGTCAGTCGCACGCGCAGACCATGTGTACCGCGCTGGCGCAATACCTGGAGCAGAAGACCGGCAAGCAGTTCCTCTTTTCTGGCACGGCCATCGACGCCGAGCGGATGACCGGCATCAACAAGGGCCAGCCGCCCTACATCAACGCCCTGGCATGCGTTACGGCGGCCATGAACTGGTGCCGGAAGAGAGGGATCAAGTATGTCTTCCTTTGCGTCTGCTGGGAGCACGGCGAAGCGGACCAGAGCTTCAACAGCGCCACGTATCAGGCCGACCTGGCAACGATTCAGGCGAACTGGCAAGCGGATGTGCAGGCCATCACCGGCCAGAGGGGCACGATCCCGTTCTTCATGACGCAACAGATCGACTTTCCGCCCGCTTTTACGAGCGGCATATCCACGGCATGGGCGGAACTGCTCGGATCACTCGCCGCGCCGCAAGCCATCAAGGTCATCCACTCGAAATACCACCAGCAGGGCAACAGCGACAATATCCACCGTGCCCCGTGCGTGAGCAAGTGGGCTGGAGCGGAGTACGGCAAGGCGATCGTGCAGGATCGTTTCCAGGGCATCCTCTGGCAGCCCATCTACCCTTTGCGATCCGTCATCTCCGGCACGAGCATCACCACGAGGTTCAACGTGCCCGTTGCGCCACTCGTCTTCGACTACGCGGCGGTCCTGCAAAATAACTGGCCGATGGGCGTCAGTGCCACGGGCACCGCGACCATGAAGTGCGTAGCCGCCGCGGTCGTGGCCGGGGGCACCAGCGGGTTCGCGGTCAACGACACCATCACCCTGACCGGCGGGGCGTTCACGACCGCGATCGTGCTGAAGGTGTCCAGCGTTACATCGGGCGTGGTGACGGGAGTGACGATCCAGACCGCCGGATCGTACACCGTCCTGCCCGCCAACCCCGTGAGCCAGGGATCGACCTCCGGGGCGGGCGTCGGCACCTGCACGTTCACCATCACCTGGGGCGTCAACTCCGTCACACTGACCGCCGCCGGCAACGGCTACCCGGCCGGGACCACGGTCACCTTCTCCGGCGGAGCGGGAAGCGGAGCGACGGCCACGGCGAACTTCACCGGCAACGGCACGATGGCCGTGCCTACCATCACGGCGCCCGGCACCGGGTACACCAGTCTGCCGAGCGTAACCTTCACGGGCCCGGCCGGAATGGTCAACGGCGGCTTTTCCTTCTGGGACGACAGCGCCTCGCCGCCCACGATCACCAACGCCGTCATCCAGGGGAACGGCATCGACATCGTGTTCACCCTGTCCGGCACTCCGACCGGCTCGGCAGGCTCGCAGGTGCTCCGCTACGCCTGGGGCACCAACATCAACCAGAACAGCTACTCGACCATCGGAGCAGCGCGGGGCAACCTGCGCGACAGCGATCCGAGCATTGGACCAGACGGCCACCCTTTGTTCGATTTTTGCGCACACTTTTCGCAGGTTGTACAGGCACCGGGAACATGAGCACGCCACTCGCAGGCACTGTTGTTCGCACGGTCCAGCCCGACGCGGCTGGGACGATGAACCAGATCGTGGCCGACGCCACCGACACGTTCGCCTACGTCGCGGACAAGGTAACGACGGGCAAGGTGTACCAGATCACCATTGCCACCGGGGCCGTCACCGGCGGAAGCTGGCCGATCACTGGCATCACCAAACCCTCCGGCATCGCTATTTCGGCAGACGGCCTCACGCTCTACATCCTGGCCGACTCGGGGGCCCTCTATTCCTCGCCCATCAGCTCGCCAGCGGCAACGCTCTTGACGCCAACGCTGAACAACCTGGACACCTTTACCATCGGCTGGAATGGGGTACTGCTCGACCCGGCCAATCCGTCGCGGCTGTTCGCCTGGAACGTCTCGGGGAGAAAGGTGTATCAGCTCGACCTGAACGCCCAGCAGGGTACGTATTACGCCGTTCCGGGCGGCACGCACACCGTCCAGGGCGTGGGCAAGACCAACGATCCGAACATCTTCCTCGTCGGCCTCACGACTCCGGCCGCGTATGGCTCCGGTGATCTGCTCATGCGCTGGTATCGCAAACAGCACCGCTGGGAGATGGTTGCCGGGACAGGGGCCAGCGCCAACGGGGCGTCGGGGGGAACGGCCAACCTGACGGCGATTCTCAACAGCTTTTCGAGTGCCTGTCGCTCCTGGTGTACGGACACGGACGGCCGGGTGTACTTTGGCCGCGGCACCAACACGTTCAGCAAGGTCGATAACGGCATCCTCACGGACCTGAACACGGGCCTGATAGCGAGCATCGAGGGGAGTACGTGGTTCCTGCCCACGCTGAATCAATGCCTGGTCTGCACGCACGGCGGCAGAGTTCTTGTGATGTCCTGAGAGGGCTGCAATGTTCCCGATCGTCGAAATCCTGAACCTGGAGGTTTAACCATGCTCGTCTTGCTCTTTGCCGGCGCCGCCAGCCCCGCCAGCCCCACGCTGGGGACGGTGGCATTTGTCGTGGATTATGCACAGATGATCGCGTTTGTGGTCGATACAGGAACACCCTGATGCCCGTGCCGTTTGGAACCGTGCTTGCATCTTCGTCTCCCGTCACCGGGGGCACCTTCACCGTTTTGTTCCTCCCGACCAGGAACGGTGCCGTGTGGGACATTACTGGCCTCACACCAACGGCAACCTTCATCCGTCCCGATGGTACGTCGTTCAGCGTCACGCCGAGCGTCATCGCGGCCCCGGCGCCCTACAACAGCGCCACCGACCCCAACAACCCGACCGGGTTCGCCTACATCACGGTGGCCGCATACACGACACTGGCCGGCTCGACGGCGACCGCGCCGATAACGGGCAACATCACCGCCGCCAGCAACGCCAGCCCCATCGTCGTCACCAGCGTTGCCCACGGCCGGCTGACGAATCAGGTGGTCACTATCACAGGGGTGCTGGGCAACACGGCCGCGAACGGAACGTGGGTCATCACGAAGATCGACGCCGACCACTTCTCGCTCAACAACAGCGTCGGCAACGGTGTGTGGACCAGCGGTGGGGCGTGGACGTTCCTGGGGGATCTCAGCTCGCCCGGCCCGTGGACGGCGTCGTGCGTGGTGGTGGGGGGCGGGACGGTGGCGCCCTTTGGGCAAGTGGGCTTTCCAGTCAAACCTCAGTGAAGGAGAGCAGATGGACGAGAAGTGTATTCATCGAACAAAAGACTGTTTCGACGTACAGCCTGGCATCTCTCAGTGCCGATGCGGGCAGCTTTTCGCCTTTGTCGCCGGCGTGGGCTGCGGTCGGTACAAGAAGTTCGAGGAATTGACGGACGCCGACAAGGCAAACTTCTCTCCTGAAATGGCGGACGAATTCAGGAGATTCATGACGGGCGCCCGAACGGAAAGAGCGTGAAGGAGGTACGCATGGGTTTCCCCGTACAAGAAGTGATCGACGAGACTCGCCCTCAACAGAGTCGGACCAACCGCTGTTCGCGCGATGCTCTACTGAACGACGTCCAACTCCGAGCGTTCGGTTTCATGATCCACGCCCGGCCGAGCAAGGGACCGACGCTCTGGCTCAAGGGCGGCGACGTGTACACGGAGGCCGAGGCGCTGCGGGTGTGCAAGAAGCTGGAGAAGGAGGCGTAGAGGCAGTGAATGGCAAGCAAGAAAACTACACCCGATCCAGACGACGGGCTCACCGACCGCCAACGGCGTTTCGTGTTCGAGTACCTTCTCGACCTGAACGGCGTCGCTGCCTACAAGAGAGCCGGGTACAAGGGGAAGACCTACGACGCGGTAAAGTCCGGAGCATCCGAAATCCTTGCCAACCCTTACGTTCTGGAGGCCATACGGAAGGGGGAACAGGAGCAGATCGAGCAGGCCAAGATACGCAACTGGGAGGTTCTTCGCGAGGCAAGGATCATCGCCACCAGCGACGTTACCCGCTTCGTCGTGGACGAAGAGGGGAGGATCAGCGATCCAGACAACCCGCTCGGCACCAGAGCGATCTCTTCGACGGAAGCCGAGTTCGAGTACGTGCCGGAGCCCGAACAAGAGGAGCAGAAAGAAGAAGATCGACCGAAGAAGAAAGTAAAGCCGGCTCGCAAACTTCGTCGGATGGCCAAGAAGCAGAAGATTCGCCTGTGGGACAAAAACGCTGCCCTGAAGCTGCTGGCGCAGCACGCGGGGCTGATTGACAGCAAGGATGCGAAGGACATGCTGGAGAAGTTCCTTGACAGCCTACGACCAGACGTTCGTGAATCTGTGCTACGACGCCATGCGGACGCAGTGGGGCGAGGGCCCACTGACGCGCCTGCTGGTGGCACAGCAGCAGAGTGACTTCACGGAATACCAGAGTAGACCGATTCCGTTCATACGGGAGGTTCTTCACGTCGAACCGACCGAGGAGCAGGAAGGAATCGCCGATGCTCTGATGAGTCCGCCACACCGCGTACAGGTCAAGAGCGGGCACTCATGCGGCAAGAGCTTCTGGGATGCCTGTCTCATCGTCTGGCACTACTGCGCCTACCCGCAGGGCTGGACCATCACGACGGCGCCGACGAAGGAGAGTGTCGAGGACATTCTCTGGTCGGAAGTTCGTACACTCGCCAAGCGCGTCGGCCTGGACTTGCCCTTCTCCGGGCAGAAGGCGCCGCTCATCTGGGAATCGGAGGAGCACTGGGCCAAGGGGTACACGGCCTTCAAAGAGGCAGCTTTCCACGGCCGGCACCGTCGGCACATGCTTTTCATCATCGACGAATCGGTTGCCGTCGAGACAGAGTTCTGGCGTGCCATAGACTCCATGTTCGATCCCGGCGGCAATCATTACCTTATCTCGACGCTGAACCCGCTGGACACCAGCAGCCAGGCGTACATCGAGGAGAACGCCCGCGACGTGGACGGCAATCCCAAGTGGCAGACGATTACCCTTTCGTGCCTGGACCATCCCAACGTCCACGCGGAACTGAAGGGAGAGGTGAGACCCTATCCGGCCGCTGTGTCGCTCCATCAGGTCAACGGCTGGATAGGGGACTGGTGCGACGAGTTGTCTGACGGCGAGGAGAGACAGGCCGAAGACTTCGAGTGGCCACCCGGCTCTGGCCGCTGGTATCACCCCGGCCCGCTCTTCCAGGCGAAGGTCCTGGGTTGCTGGCCCTCGCAGGGTCTTTACGGGGTCTGGAGCGACTACCTCTGGCAGATCGCCTGCCGTGCCGAACCGTTTATCGCCCCGCTGGGCGTACTCCCGCAGATCGGCTGGGACATTGCCCTTCAGGGAGACGACTACACGTCCATCGTGCTGCGCTGGGGCAAGTTCGCCCGGCACCATGAGCGGCACTCTGGCTGGGACATTCCGCAGGCCATCGGGCGGTGCATTCAGCTGGCGAACGAGTGGACTGAGAAGGCCAACGCCCTGAAGGACCCGCAAGCGGCGAAGTGGCGAGCCGAAGAACTGCCCATCAAGTATGACGGTGACGGCATGGGGGCGACCGTGGCGGGCACGCTTCGCGGCGATCCGAAGATGCCCGCCGGCGCGTCCGCCTACAACTTCATTGCTGTCCGCGCCTCCGCCCAAGCCCGCAACCAGGCGATGTACGACAATACTCGGAGCGAGCTGTGGTTCGAGGCGGCCATCCTGTGCAAGAAGTTCGGCGTCAACCTGTCGCACCTGACGCGGACGAGCCTGGAGACGCTGCGCGGGCAGGCGATGGCGCCCATGTGGAAGCTCAACGCCCGTGGTCACTGTGAGGTCGAGCCGAAGCAGGTCATGAAGGCACGTCTTGGCTTCAGTCCCGACGACATGGACGCCCTGAACCTCGCCTACGCCCCGCCCATCGCCTACGAGGCTCCCTCCAGCCTGCCCGCCGCCCCATCGCCGCGCGTTTCGGACGACGGGCATTTCCGCTACGCAGATCAAGCAAGGGGTGGGCGACAGTCAAAGTACGGCGGCATGATCAGGTAACCCAACGGGAACAAGTAATGGCCGTTCAAGAGAAACCACGTATGTCCCGCAAGCCTCGCAAGTCTGATCCTGCCCTGTCTCCCGGCGACAAGGTCCTCATGGGCTACCGCCCCGCCGAGGTCCTGCGCCCCGAAGGGGAGAACACGGTGATCCGGCTGGAGGGCTACCTTGAGGAAACGACGGTGCCCACCGCGAGCCTGCGGCGCGTCGAGGACCCGGTGCTGGTGGACGCTATCCGCGACCAGCCGAAGAACGGCGCCTCCGCTGGCCTGGAGCGCTGGGTCCCCTCCACGGCGGATCTGGGGGCCGTGATGACGGAGCTGATTGCCGAGGGCTGGAACTTCGTGGCGATGGCGCCGCAAGACCGCGAGATGGAGCGGCCGGTGGGCGGACCTTTCGGCGGGACCACGAACAAGGTGGTGCCGGGGATGTTAACATTGTGGAAGAGGTAAGGGAGACTGTATGCCACTGCCAACCATCGGAACCATCGTCCGCTACATGCCGAACAGCGATCAGCCGAACGAGCGGTTCAAGGACCCGTTGCCCGCGATCATCACCGGCATCGACCACTGGATGGAGTCACGGATGAGCCTGACCGTGTTCTGCCGTTTCGGGCCGCCTGTGGCGTTGCAGAATGTGCCGTTCGACCAAGGCAGCGCCGTTGGAACCTGGCACTGGCCACCGGAAGCGATTCGGCGTGAGGCTAGTATCAGGGAGAGGCTTGCCGATGTGGCTCGCGCGGCAATTGGAGATGACCAACGCCACGTTGCTTCTGTTGGTCCGTTCTCTGTTCGGGCCAGAAAAGCGTTCAACCGGATGGGCATTATCACTGTTGATGATTTGGTTTCCAAAAGTGCCGATGACCTCCTTGCTTTGAAGAACTTCGGATATACCTGCCTCAATGAGGTTATTGACAAGCTTGCTCGTCACGGGCTCGCTCTCGTCAATAATGTGCCGACCAAGCAGATTTCAACGATCAAGGACGGATCAAGAAGGAATGGCGGATGAGCATCTGGAAGAAGGTGAACCATGTCCGAGACAACCTGTGCGACCTGCAAGCATTTCTTTCCCAACCCGACGCCGGCGGTTGGGGCTATCGACCTGTCCGCTGTCAGGGTTGAGGGCGCGCCGCTGCCCAACGGCAAGGCGGCGGACCTGAGCGTGCCGAAGCAAGGTCAGTGCCGGCTGGAAGTGAAGGTAGTGATAAACATGACCAGGGAGGGCTTCACGACGATACCGTACTACCTCCAGCTTCCCGAGAACTGGCCGGCGTGCTCGCATCATCGGCGGGTGGCGCTGCCGGTGGCGTCTTGCTCTGAGGTAGAGGTAGAGATGTAATCCCGTGGCCATCGACGCACTGAAGAACCTGGCTGGCTCAATGGACCGGAGCATTCGCGCCGCTCGCGACGCCTGGTGCGCCGATCCCGTCTGTCAGGCGTTCATCGCGGGCATCTGCGCTGACACGGCGGACGATGCTCCGCGCCTGATCCTGTGCGACTGGCTGGAGGACAACGGGCAGCCGGAGAGGGCGGAGTTCATCCGGCTGGGGCTGGAGATGGCGCGGCTGGGCGACGAGTGCAGCAGGGCAAAGGCGTTTCGGCAGGTGTGGCCGGACCAGAAACCCCATCCGTGCGGGGATTGTGCTTACTGCGATCTGCTCAGGCGAACTGAGGCACTGGTGGACAGAGTCCACCATACATCGTCGATACAAGATTGGCGGTCGCACTCGATGTATTGGGGTAAGCGCAAGGAGGCTATTGAGCAGCTGTCGAAAGAGCCATACTGCTTCTTCCGCCGCGGCTTCGTCGCCGCTGTCACCCTGCCGCTGGCGACGTTCATGGAGACGGCGGGGGAGCTATTCCGGCACAACCCGATCGAGGAAGTGAGGCTGTCGGATCGGAGCCCTTCCGGCTATCCGGCATCGTCGGGCATGGACAACAGGGCGGTCCCCGTCCGCTGGTTCATGGGAGGCGACGACGCCGAGGCCGTCCTCCCGACCGTGATCTACCGTTTGCTGACGACAGGAACGGCAAACGAGGCTGGCGCTTTCCGCACTTACGACACGCGCGAAGAGGCCGAGGCAGACGCGGTTGCCGCCTGCGTTTCGTTCGGCCGCACCCAGGCTGCCATCGCCGGAGATTAACCAATGGCCCGCTCCCGCTCGACACTCCAGCAGCCGACGCACTCCTTCACGGAGCCGGGCATCTACCCGCAGGGCAAGGTGTCCGTGGGCAACGCCTTCTCCGACATGGCGCTCCAGCACATCTCAGCAGGCGGAGCGCCCCAGCTGGTGGACGGCATGGGCCGGCCCATCCGCTCCGATCGCAAGGTCCCAGACGGCAACGCCCACCCCGGCGGCCTGGCGCTGCCGGGCGGCTACCTCTTCGTCGCGAGAACCACGGGCGGCGACTACACGTTCTGGCAGACCATGTACGATGAGGCGATGCGCCACGGCCGCAAGGACGCTGTTGACATGCTCAACGACGTCTACCTTCGCGGCTTGCTTCAGGAGCGCATGCTGGCGGTATCGTCCCGCAAGTGGCACCTGGAAGTGCCCGACGAGAAGGACCCCTGGCAGGTCCATGTCAAGGACAGCCTCACGCGCCAGATGAAGGCCGTCACCCAGATGCCGCGGATCATCCCGTCGCACTACTGGGCCATCTGGTTCGGCCGGCAGGGCGTGCAGATCGAGTGGGGCAAGACGGATGTCCGCGACGACTTCGACGCGAAGAAGGACAAGGGCAAACAGCCTACCCAGCAGCAGCCGGCACCCGCTCCCGCTGCTGCACAGGCCATGATGCGCATTGACCCCGTGCTCCGCTACCTCCGCGAGCGCATGCTTGAAGATCCCGCCGATCGTGGAGCGGAGAAAGCCTACGGCGCCCGCCTCGACGAGATGGGGCTGCCCAACCCGGATCAGCAGTTCGGCACGGGAGCGAAGAAGCGAAAGGCTCTCAGCGTCTTGCAGGCGTGGGAGGTCCAGGGAGACAAGATCGGCCACCAGCTCGACGGCACCCCCTACGTCCTCGTGAACAGCGCCTACACGAACGAGTTGAGACACCTCGACCCCAACGCTTCCATCGTCAACACGACCGTGGGAAGGGCACTCTCCCTGCGCGGAACATGGCGGAAGCGTTTCCTCTTGCACTACCAGTTCATGGAGGACCGCGACTTCTTCCTGGGCTCGATGCAGGGGGACGCCATCCACGGCGTCGGCATCCGCTCGCACCTGTTCTGGTGCGACTTCCTCAAGAAAGACTTCCTTGGCAGGGTTGCTGAGTTCTATGACCGCATAGGGCTGGGCGTCAACATCTGGACCTACCCGTCCGGCAACGTGGAAGCGCTGAACGCCGCACAGACGGCGGCCAAGAACCAGTCGGACCGCGCCAACCTCTTCGTTCCCGTCATCCCCGGACAGGAGCGAAGTACCACGCTGGAGCGTCTGGAGGTGCCCACGGCCGGCGCGGGGGAGATGATCAAGCTGGTGGAGTATTTCGACAAGCAGATGGAGCGCTACGTCGTGGGGCAGGAGGGCAGCGCCAGTGCCACGTCGGCCGATGGGCACAGCAACAAGTCGTCTTCGGAGTTTCAGCAGGACACCAAAGAAGCCATTGCTCGCCAGGATGCAGCCTGGCACGCCATGAGCATGACGGGGGACACGTACAACCCCGGCATGGTCAGCATCATGCAGGAGTACAGCTTTCCCGAGACGATAAGCGACTTCCCCGTGTCGTTTGTCTACGATCACGGCTCGAAGATGGACCAAGAGAAGGTCACTTCGGGCAAGACACTCGTGGACATGGGCATTCCCACCCGCGCCGACGACATGCGCGACGCGGCTGGGTTCGGCAAGCCGGCGGACGGCGACGAGCTGGTGCAACCGCCGCAGCCCGCGGGCGGTGCCCCCGGCGGTGGGCCGCCGGGGGCTGGCGGTGGGGCTGACCCTCTGGCGGCATTGATGGGAGGTGGTGGAGGCTCACCATCGCCAGAGGGGGCGCCAGGAGACGAACAGCCCAACGGCCAGCCCGGAGGCGGGGGCGACTTCCTCGACGCTCTGCGGGCCATGCGGGAGGCGACGGAGGCACTGCGGTATGCACGGGAGCAAGACGACACGGTGAAGCCGGACGTGGTCGTGGAGCCTCCCACCGAGGCCCCCGACTCCGGCGCCGTCACCCCTTCATCGAGCGCTGCCCCTTCCGCATCCATGCGGCCAGCGGTTCCGCCCTTCGCCCCCGTCAGCCTGCGTCACGCCCGGCTGGCCAGAGTGGTGAACCACTTGCGCAAGTGCGGCAAGGGCGAGCTGGCTGACGAGATGGTGCTGCGGTTCGCGGCGCACCATGCTCCGGCGGGTGGTGTCACGATTGGCGGTACGTTCTACACGGGCGGCGAGTTCATCCCCGGCGACGTGATGGAGAAGGCGACGCCGGAAGAGAAGGCGAAGGTGGAGCAGAAGGCTCAGCCCGACGATGCGATTGCGAAGGCTGACGCCGCCATGGCGCGGTGGAAGGAACTGAAGCAGTCCATCGATAGCCGGAAGGCCGACAAGGAAAAACGGCGGTCGGGGACGGAGGAGGAAAAGGAGAAACGCCGTGCCGAGAGGAAGGAAGCACGACGGGCATTCCAGTCTGCCGTGAAGGAAGTGTTCGGCGAGTCTGTCAGTCCCGACTCCGGGGACGATGACGTGATTGTCGAGGAAGCTGGTCGTAAACTTGGCCTGGAATTCCTGCCGCAAGATAAGGCGGTGTATATCCAATACACCCAGGATGCCTCGTATGACGTGACCAATAAGAAACTTCAACCGGGCACTGTTGATCTGATGCACAAGTTCCAGACGTTTCTGGGCAAGGCAGCAAAAGCCGGCCTGGGCATCCACTACGGCGTGACAGAGGAAAGACGCCGACGCATCTATGCCCATGCCCTGACGAAAGCCGGGTACGAGAAGGCGCCGACCGGAGGAGAAACCGAAAGCGAGTGGAAGCCGAAAGGAGAGGTTGACCCCGTCGCGGAAGGCGCTGGCTCCCTCTCCTCCATGATGGACCTGATGAAGCGCACCGAGCCCACAAAGCCCGCCGCCGAGCCGGAACCCGACAAGCCCTCTCCCTCCCGCGCCCATTCGCTGGAAGCCGCCCACTTCCGCCTGGACGATGCCCTCAACCGCCATGCCGCTCTTGGCGAAACGAAGCGACAGGCGTGCCGGGCTACTGCAAGCCAGGTCCTTCACGCCCTGCCCGCGAAGGCTCTTGAGCGATTCAACAAAGGTGCAAGAGAGTATCGCTTCTATGGCTCGTGTCAGGATCTCACGAAGGGCGCCCTGCCGCCCTCGCAGCTGGCAGCGTTCGCCGGCAAGATCGCTGGCGGCGGTTACGACGGCTCGCGGAAGCGCCTCCACCTCGACGGCGATACGCCAAGAGGCCAGCCGGCGCGCGAACTGTACGCCCACGAGTTCGGTCATGCCGTCGATGGGCCGGAGTACGAGATCTCGTCTTCGCCTGAGTGGCAGGAGGCGTACCAGAGCGAGATCAAGCCGGGCGGGCTGTCGGACTACGCGAAGACGCTGCCGCGTGAGGGCTTCGCGGAGTTCTTCCGGCTGGTCCACGGGACGGACACCGACCGAGCGGAGATCGTGAAGCGCTTTCCGAAGTGCAGCGACGTGTTCAAAAAGTGGGGGATATTTCAATGAGCCAGCCAGTCTACGTGAACGCCAAGGGCGAGCGCATCGACAAACCCGAGGGAGCGATTGCGCCGCTGAGAGGACCGGCAGTGATGATACCACCGCGACCGATACCGGACGCACCGCCGAAGGGCTACGTGCCACACTTCGTTAAGCCCACGGAATCCACCCTTAGGCTCCTCTGGCGGAGGGCATGGCCGGGGTTACTGGCCGGTGCGCTCGCTGGGGCCGCGATACAACTGTTTCTCTGGTGGAGGTTCTTGCGATGAACAACATCCTCGACGAACTGTTCGATGGCGAGCCTGTCGAGACGGAAGACGGGCTCATTCTGGATCTGGTGCCGGACGCTGAGGCGCCGGCGGAAGAAGAGGAGGACTGACAGTGGAGCATCGTTCATTCATTCGCCGGCTGACGCTGGACGCCGACAAGCCGCTGGAGCAGATCCGCGCCTTCTGCGTGAAGGTCGCGGAAGAGACGCACGGACGCGAGCCGTTCGACGCGATCGTGATGACGGAGGACGCGGGACGGAGGATTTCCCCAACCATCGAGCAGCTGAAGGAAACGCCGTCTCCGCTGCTCGTTGGCGTGGCGGTCCATGTTGAGCCCGACGCCAGCAAGGCCAACGAGAAGGCCGTTGAGCTGGTGACGAAGGGACGCCGCGTGCTGCTGGTGGAGGGAGGCTGATACTCTCTTTCCCTACAAGGGAAATTTTTTCCTATAAGGGGAAAATTCAAGAGAGTATAGAGAAATAGGCTATAGAGACAAATTCTATCTCAAATGGAGAGTAAGCAATGACCGACGACGAAAAAGCACGGCAGCATGCCGTGGAGATCGAGTTGATTCGTGCCGCAGCGGCAATCGCGGAAACCGGCATGGCGCTGGTGGCGACGAGCAACAGCGTTGTGCCGTTGCTGGACGCTGCGAGCAAGTTCCTCATGGAGTACTGGGAAGAGTCGATTTGCACAATGCTGGAGGAGCAGACTGCCGGAATGCCAGACCCGCTTGAGGAGTGACCCATGTCCCTTGACCACGCCACCCTGTTGCTCGACGCCATCGACGGCGACCTGCCCGACGCCGACCTGCTCGACTACGCCTCGGCCGTCGCCGGTATCGTCGATGAAGGACCGGGCGACCAGTTGCGTCTGTTCGCTCGCGCCTCACTGGAGCATGCGGCGCTGGTCCGCGAGATCCTGCAATTCGCCGGCATCGGGCAATCCCTGCGCTACGACCGCGACCCCGACGATGCCCTGCGCCATGCCGGCTGGACAAGAGGCACGTCGAAGGCTGGTAAGACCAAGTGGACCAGCGACAGCACGGGTGAAACGCGCTATCAAGAGCAGGAGCCGGGCTCTCGCAAGACGGCGACGCCGAAAGAGGCCCCTCAACCACGCCAGCCCCTCAACCGTGCCCAGGAAGTGAGTGGCTTGCTCCAGGGCCTCAACGCCGCCGACATCACGCCGGAACACGTCAACGCTGTCACGGACGGCCTGCTTGCCCTCTCTCACGGCGAGATCCTGACGCTGGGGCACAGCCTGGGGCTACAGCCGCGCGGGCTGCGGAGCAAGGTCAAGGGGCACCTGGCGCGTGCCCTCATCGCCCACGTCACGGGCAAGGAAGCCGCGCATCCCGAACGGCTGGCGCTCGAGGACGCCGCGGCCAAGGTGAAGGCGTTCCGCGAGAAGGGCGAGGGCGATCCGCGCGAAATCATCGATACGCTGGTGGGCATGGACATTAACCAGCTGCGGCAGTTGCGGCAGATGATGGGGGGAGTTCTGGGTGGGCGGTCGCGCGAGCAGGTGGCGGAAGGACTGGCGCTGCGCGAGGAGCATCCGGGGAAGGAAGTGCCGTTGCCGGAGGGGGTGAAGAAGGAAGCGCCGGCGACCGAGCCAGCAGGGCCTTCATCGCCACCCGAAGAGGCAGAAGGCGCCGAGGGGGTTGCCGACAGCGCTGCCGTTGTGGAAGCGCTGAGCAGGGCAGAGCTGGTGATCAAGGACGCCAGCAATCATGTCGCCTGGCTACATCAACTCCACAAGCCGATGGAAGAGGTGAAAAGTCTACTTGGCACCGCAACCGTGGCAGCTGAACGTGGCAATCCCGAAGAGGCTGCCGCAGCGCATGCCGAAGTCTTTGGCGCGCTGAATGTGGCGATGAATTCTGTCAGGGGCTCGATGCGCAGTCCGCACTACTCGGCAGAGGAAGCTGATGCCTTGAAATATGTCGTGGGCGCTCTGAACAACGTCGTCAAGGCGAACGCTGCTGCGATGAGCGCCCACAACGACGAATACCAGCCACGGGGCAAGAAGGAGCAACCTCCCGCCAGGGAGAACGTCGAGAAGTCCGTCACTGACTACCTGAAGGCCGACCCCGAAGCGACCGCTGGCGAACTGGCTCACCACGTTGGTCAGCTCATGAAGGACCGCGGTCAGGCGATCAGCCACGAAGGGGCGTTGGAGTACGTCAACGGGCTCGCGAAACAGGGCAAGATCAAGCTGCCTGACGAGGGGGCAGCGCCACAGCCCGCTCCCGTTGCTCCCAAATCCGCCCGTGTCGTCTCCTACAACGACACGTTCGAGCAGCAGCCCGATGGCTCGTGGAAGAACCTCAGCCGCCCCGGTCAGGTCCTCACGCCCGAACGCATGGAGGTCCGCCGGCGTGGCGGTAACGTGGAGCCGGCAACGGCGGGGGAAGTGAAACCGTCGCCAGCACCAACATCCGCAAAGCCCGCGGCGCCTCGACCGGCACCCGCGCCTGCCTCGGCAGGCCCTGCCGTGCCGGATACGCTTGCCGTTGAGCGCGATATTTTCCAGATCAACAAGCCCGACAAGTACGGCATCACTCCGTCGATACCGGACATTTACGACCAGCTCAAGCAAGCGCATCCACAACTCACGGAGCCGGCTTTCCACGATCTGCTACGCGACATGCAAAAGCGCGACCTCTTGACCCTTCAGTCTGGTGGGAATACGGGCATCGAGCAGCTGGAGAGTACGACAGGGCACAAGCGGGAACGCTTCCCACCTCACCCTCGTGGCGGCGTGGCAACGACGATTGCAACACGGCCACCAACTAGCCCTGCCGTGCCGAAGGAGGCACCGAAGCCGCCGGCGCCAGCCGCCGCCGACGCCCGCATGGAAGCCATCGCCGGCGCCCTGGCCGCACAGGAGGGTACACCCGTGGGTCGCAAGCACCGCTCGGCGGCGCAGGCCATCGGCGCGCCGGGGTTCGTGCCGACGGCGGCGGCGCACAAGCAGGCGCTGGCGGCGGCGGAGAAGCCAGCGGCAACGCAGCCGCCAGCAGCCGTGCCGGAGGTGCCGGCGAAGGCTACTGCTGCTGCGCCGGCACCTGAAGCGAAGTCGGCGGCGAAGAAAGAGCCGTGGGAGATGACAGTCAACGAATACGAGTCACAGTCGCGTCTTCCCACATTTGGCGATGTAGTGCGAACCAAAGATGGTACAGTCGGAATCATGCGCGGCAGTGGAGGCATGGGAAGCGGGCGTGTGGGCGTGGAAGATACCAAGGGCAACCGGGCATGGCACAACCGCGACGATCTAAGCTTCGTCCGTGATCCGAAGAACGACAATCGCCATACCCAGTCGGCTGACGAGTGGTTGGCCGATGTTAAGCATCGCGTCGATAAGCTCCGGCAGGACAACCAGGGGCTTCTCCTGAATAAGAGTATTACCGACCGTTTCCGCAAGGAACTGGCATCAGGCGGCATAGATCAGGCTCTCTATGAAGCGAAGGTTAAGAGTGGCGTCATTCTCGACGATGCAAAGTACGCCGCAGCTGTGGCCATTGAAAAGCAGATCAAGGATGCACAGGAGACACCGCTCAAGATCAAGGATAATGCGGTTCATCGATCATTGGTGGAAACGGCGCTAAAAAGTGGCAAGTCCGTCCCTCCCGCTGTCCTTGCCGACTACCCCGACCTTCAGGCGAAGTACGGGGGGAAAGCTGCCGCAAAGCCACAAGTTGCGCCCGGCGCAACAACCGCGCAACAACCGCAAAAGGCTACCGCTGCTCCGGCACAGCCGGCCGCAATGCCGGCGCCACAACCGCGCAACGCCGGCGCAACAACCGCTCCCCGGTCCATCAGCAAGGACGAGGCCAAGGCTCTCGCTGGCCAGTGGGGGCCGCACGGCAATACAGAGGGTGAGCGGTCGCTCGGCGCTCGCATTGGCGAACTGGCCGACCATCTGGCTGGCAATGTCTCTGCCCCCATCCACCCGACCACCTGGCGTCAGGCGGCGGGCAGCTATGGGCTGGCCGAGGCTGATCCGGCCAAGGGGGACTACCGCGACGCAGGCACGAAGGAGCGCTACGAGCAGGCGCTCTCGATCCTGCGAACCTCCTACGAACAGTCGCCGGAGAACGTGCGCAAGCAGATCGAGGCATCCCCCGGCTTCCAGAGGATCAAGGACAAGCTGGGGCTTGCAGCGCCGCCAACCACCCCTTCCCCCGTCGTTACCGCTGCCGGCACCCGCCAGCGCCCCGGCGGCACGCAGAGCAACGAGGCCACGGCACAGGCGGAGCGGGAGGCTAACCTCTGGGACGCCACCCGCGAAGCCTACCAGCAGCTCGAGCGCGAGATGCAGACCTTGCCCGACAAGCCGATGCCCAAGATTCCCCGCCTCGTGGATCTCATCCGCCAGAAACATCCCGAGATCACCGACGCGCAGATGCACCAGCTGCTCCAGAAGTGGCAGAAGGAGGACCGGCTCACGCTCCAGTCGGCCAACGACCCGCACATGGAACCGACGTCGGGGCGGTTCATCCAGGGCGACCGCGGACCGCTGGGCTACATCGACATTCAGCCGCACCAGATGAGGCCACAGGCCCCCGGCAAGCCTCCGGCAAGCCCAGCATCGAGCGCCGCCCCTCTTGCCGCACAAACAACCAGGCCACAAGCTCCAGCACCCACCCCGGATCGCAAGAATGGAGGTGATTTTGTGAAAGACTCTAGCGGGCATGAACACAAGGACGCCGGCCCCGGTGGCGGGCAATTCACCGGCAAGGGCGGTGAGGGCCCGGCGCCTGCCGCTTCGTCCGAGCCGGAGGAGCAGTCCTCCAGTCCGTTCGCCGGCCATCCTCTGCTGGGCATGTCGCCAGCCCAGATGAAGCAGGCTCTCGGCGCCACGACCATGATGCAGCAGCGCGCCGCCGGGAAGACGGCGGACCTGAACCCGTGGAAGATCCAGCCTTCGGGTTCCACCGAGGTGCTGAACACGATCCTCGACAACGTGATTGCCGCCAAGAAGAAGAACAGCTTCGGACAGCCCATGATGAAGCAGGTCTACGAGGCGGCACGTGCGGCACATCCGACGCTCACCGTGCGGCAGTTCCAGTCCGCGATGGATCGTCTCACGAAGGATGGCAAGCTGATCGCTGGCGGGCACACTCAGAACATTGGTAGCCTTCCCGATGATCAGGTGCCCTACGTCTACCCGATGGACGGCGAGGTGAAGCTCTACGCGGACCTGGGGGCGAAGTACGATCCGCAGCGACCGCCGGCGCGGTATCAGCGTTCCGGCCGCGCATGGCAGTTCGCCCGGCTGGCGGAGCGGGCGATGAGCGAAGGCGATTCCGCATCCGCACGCATTTACGCACGGCAGGCAGAGGAGGCGACAACGTGACCACAATAAGCAAGGGCAGGCTCCAGACGAACATGGTCGGCAGAAGAGTGCAAATGCACAAGACCATCAAGTTCGCGATGGAACACCCAACCTATCTCAATTACGAGAGCAAGGCGGGAGAGATCGTCAACGCTTACCTGTCTGGAGGCTGTCCGGCCTATGACGTTCTCTTCGATGACGGGGCCATCATCCAGAGGATTTGGTCCTGTAGTTTCACGGTCGTTGGAGAGAAAACATGACACTAACCGCAACCGCGCCCACCGGCGATACGAACATCAACGCCGAGAAACTTCAGGCTATCTTGGCCTTACTCCTCGATGACGAGGGCGACCCCGACGAGGCCCGCCGTCAGGCCGACGCCATCCGCCGCATGAGCGACGAGGAAGTGCAGGCGCTGGGGCAGCAGCCTCCACAGCAGCCACAACGGCACCGGCGCGGCGATTTCCTCAGCTTCGCCGCCCCGCGTGTTCCCGGCGGCTACGGCGACTACGCCGACGTGCTGGGCGACCGCCGCGGCGGTCAGTGGGCGGCAGCGAAGGACCTCGCCCTCATGTACAGCGAGTTGTACCAGGCCCTCTCCGACGCTGGCTCGCCACCCGATGACGAGGAGGTTGACTCGGCCAACGAGGAGCTGGCCGAGTGGGGCTGGTCCGTGGTGCAGGACGACCGGGGGCAGTGGCACGCGGAGGAATCAGACGATACCGATGACAGCGATGAAGGACCCGAGCCGGAAGGAGCGACACAGTACCGCAGAGTGTCGAAGGACTACCCTGGCGCTATCCGTCAGGTGAACCCTACCACGGGGTATGTCTGGTACGTGGACAAGGTGACGGAGAAGAAGCCCGCCGTCACCTCGGCGGAGGCCGTGGAGAAGCGAAGGGCCCGCGGCCCCATCGACCGCCAGAAGCTCGCCGGCGTGGTCAAAGCGGCGCTGGAGAAGCACGAGGGCGATGCCGAGTTGTCCGACTACGGCAAGATGCGCTCGAAGCTCTCACTCGGCATGATCAGGCGCTTTCACGGCAATCTGACCGAGCATCGCATCGACGAACTGGCGGAGCAGGTGGCGGCGGCACTGGACAGGGTGCCAGAGGACACGCCGCGGAATCGCCTCAAGCGGGAGGCTTTGCGTTTGCAACTCCAGCGGCTGCATCATATGATTGGAGTGCTGGACACGGCTGGCCGCATGGATGCGGAAGGGGCAGCGCTCGATGAAGGAGACGAAGATGAACTGGCAGCAGGCGGCAAGAGCGATACTGGCGACGGGGTACATCCGCAACAACCAGTGGGAGCGCATGCTCCGCCGGCATCTGGCGAGGCTGTTCCCGGCCCTGGCGAGCGAGCTGGGGCAGGATCTGGAGGCGTATCTGATCGTGAAGACGGAGGCGGCGCTGGAGGAATGGGAGAAAAGCAACAAGGACAGGCTTGACAGGCCGGGTTACGGCTACGGCAACACCGGAAAGCCGGTCGCGATTGGCAGCTACCGCGGCTTGCCTTTGAAGGGCTATCTGCGCAACAGGATGACTGCCGATGGGCACATCTATACGGACATGGAAATGATCATCGACGGCCAGGGAGACAAGATCGTGTTCTCTGGGCTCGGCTCTTTGGAAGCGACGGCCCGCGGGTTCGAGAAGAAACGCCTTCCTGAGTACGATCAACAAATCGCCAGCGCCAAGGCCGACATCGAAAAACTGAGGGCGCAGGTCGGCAAGTCCTTCGCCAAGGCGGAGCAGCTGGCAGAGAAGAAGCGACGCCAGGCAGAGCTGACCGCCGCCATTCAGGGCCCCTCGCAGAAGGACCTCGTCAACGCCGCCGCCGGCCACCCCGAAGCGGCCGGTGAAGGCGAGAACCTACCCCCCGAGACGTGGGTAGAGCCCAACCCTGTCCACGAGAACACACCAATATCCGAGAACGAGAACCTGTCTTCGTTCGGCGCCAGGCGCGTCAACATCCCAGGTGTCGGTTGGACGACGGAGTTTCCCTCTCAGGAATCGCTGGACACCTTCAAAGAGCACTGGGCAAGGAAAACGGGCACTCCGCGCTTTCGTCCCACAACGCCCCCGCCCCGCATCAGCCCCGAGCGGAAGGAAGCCATCCACCAGGCCCTGCGCCAGCTGCACGGCAGCAACGAGGACCGCGCCCGCGAAATCAACAACATCGGCTTCAACAAGATGGATTCCGACTTCGGCGGACAGCTGGCCGAACAGAGCGAGTTGACCGACCGGCAAGCGGCAGCCGCCGCGAAGATGCTGGGCAAGTACAAGCGGCAGCTGGGGGAGGACCTGCACAAGCAGGTCGTCACGGATGAGGGGTTGCCGGCGGAAGAGTCTCCGGCGCCAGAGAAGCTGGAGAAACCTTCTGGTGCCTTTCACCCCAACGAGAAGGTTGGCGGTAAATACTTCGTCGCCATCAAGCAGGAAGGGAAGCCGGCGCAGGTCCGCGTCTACGACAACAGCAACGATGCGTGGATGGCTGAGGAAGACGCAAAGGCCGCCGGCTCTTCGTTCGCCAAGATGGCGCCGATCCCCGCCGGTTGGGACTTCAGCGAGTTGAAGAAACGCGCCGAGCAAACGGGCGAGAAGCTCGGCTGGGGCGATGTGACCTACCATCGTGGCGACCCCGAGGAAGTGACGGCGCAGGCGGCAAACAAGCCCGTCCAGCACTCCCGCCGCTCCCTCGCGATCACATTCGCCCGACTCGCTGACCGTGCCCTTGCCGACGGGGACCGCTGGTCCCACTTGATTTACCAGCGGCAAGCGCGGGAGTACACCGAGGTGGAGGGCTGAGCGATGACCAGACAAGAGGCGTTCGGCACTCTGGAAGCAGTATGGGTTGTTGCCTTGTCTGAAGGTTTTTGTCCTGGCTTCAGCTTGAAGGACTGTCTTGCCGTTATTGCCGATTGGCCACGGGCAGAGCTTGAGGCGTTTATTGCCGAGAAAATGGCAACGCGCCAAAAGCGACGGGAAGCGAGGCGGGCTGCTGAACTGAAAGAGAGCGCGGAGGGCTGAGCTATGGGCTTCTGGGCATCACTGAAGCGTGCGGCGGGGACGGTGAAGCAGGTACTTGTCGGCGCCACGCGCGGCCCGCGCTGGCGAACGCCTGACGCGGCGATGGCGTATTTCAAGCGCTGGGACGTGTGGACGGGAGTGCAGAGCAGCAACGTCGTTGCCCTCGCGTACTACTCCAGCGATAAGGCGGGGGAGTCGTGTCTGGGGATTCAGTTCAAGGGGCACGTCTTTTACACGTACCCCGTCCCGCGCACGTACTACAAGGCGGCACTGGCGGCGCCGTCGAAGGGGAAGTGGACGTGGGCGGCGTTGCGAAGGACAACGATACCCTATGATGGGCCACTCACCTAGCGCACGTTGCACTCCTTCCACACGCCGCCCATGTACGCCTTCCGCTCGCGCAGGTCCACGATGACGTTGAAACCGCGGTCGGCCATCCACTTGTCGTCCTCGGTATACTCGTCCTTCAGCTCGACGTCGTGCTGGTGCTTGTCCACGTTGAAGATGAGGTAGCGGGGAACGGGCGCGTTGTGCGCCAGGAGGATCTCGTCGCGCATCTGGATCACTGGTCCAGCGTCGGAGATGTTGCTTGTGATGACGATTGTCAGGAAGTCAGCGACAATCATCGCTTCAAAGCCGTTCACGGTCATCGTGACGGTGCTGGGATGCCAGGGCTGTTCCAAGAATTCTTCGATGGTCACGCTACGTCTCCAGTCGGTCGTTCTGAATCCGCCTCATCGCCCGCCGGTTCGCCTTCGTCATGTGGAAGTTGCCCTGAACGACGATGGCGTACTGGCCATCGGGCGTCAGGAACACGCCGTCTTCGGCCGGACGCTCAACCTCGACGCTCTCGCATTCGCACAGAAGGATGCCGTTGCATGAGACGGTCATGGGGCCAGTGGAAGTGAGTCTGCTCATGTCGTCGGCTCCGATGCGGGGATGTTGTATTCCCTCTTGTCGAACCGTTTCAGCCTCAGCGGCAGCATGTATTCTCCCGGCTGCGACATGGAACACCGCTCGCATTCGCGCACGCACCATTTGTTGGGGAACTCATCCGGACTGTGCGGCTTGGCATGCCCGCCCTCGTAGGAGCCCGGATTGACGGGAGCAAGCCCCAGTTCGTCGTCGGCAAGATAGGCGAAGTCGTCCTCGTCGTCGGACAGCTGCACGCTGGGACGATTGTTGATGCCCCATGCCTTCTCGCAGCGACGATCGCAAGCCACCTTCGCCTGCTGGTCAAAGTAGGTGATGATCGCCTCATTGCGGGGAGTGTCAAGTTCAACCTTGTCTTTCATGGCGTCTGCTCCTCTCCCACTTCTCCCTTGCCGCGAACCTTGATCGGCTCGACCCACACGGAGAACTGATCCTCCTGCTGGTGCATGAAAATGTTGTCACCGTGGCATTCGTTGTAAACGTCGCCAGCGTGCCGGTAGTGCCTCTGTGACTCGGCAACCGCGTTCCGTGCGATCTGGAGTGCGTCGTCTCGATCAAGACACGCCCAATACTCGTCGTCGGTGTGCCGGTCACTGCGAACCACGATCCAAGCGTCGATCATCGGTTAACCTCCCACCACGGCATCCGGGCTCGGCTCTCGCTCGATCTCGAAAAACTGTACCCTCTCACCGTCGCATACCGGCTCCAGAACACCCTTGATGCTCGTGATCCTGAGCCTCTTCAGGACGATCCTTTTCGTGTCGCCGGGGAACGCCAACTCCAGCACGACGTTCTCCAGCACAAGGTTGGCGGGAGAGAGCGTCGCCGTCACCTGTCTGGAAAGGAACTCGCCATGCCCAATATCGTATTCCCCGGTCGGGCAGGGGGTTGGGGATGCTGATGCGGACAGTCGCCTGGCATGTCACTTCGCTCGCCATCGGATCACTCCTCTCCCTGCTTCTCCACCCACGCCGCCAGCGCCGTGCTGACGACCTGCCCTCGCGTCAGCCGCGGTCGCGCCGCCGCGCAGAGCCGGTCGATGCCGGACAGTACGGCGGACGGGACCACGAGACTTGTGTGCGCCTTGCGGGATGGTCGATGGCCGTTCCAACTCGGTGGCGAGGAGGGCAACCGGCCGGCCTCCACGACCTCTGCCAGCACCATGCTCGCCAGGGCCGACCGTGAAGGCGGTATCGCCATCCCGGTGCGGATGCGGTCTAACGCCCGCACCGTCCCCGAGTCCAGGCGGATGCAAATGATGATCTTGATGGGGAGACGTGTGCGGCTCATGCGGCTACCTTCGCTAACAATAACCGGCAAACCGAACAAGGTGTCCGGCAGGCCCATCTTTTTGAGTTGGCTCGTGTTTCTCTTGCTCATGTCCTTCATTCTACCGCCGTTTCTCACCTGAGACAATCTCTGACTACCTCAGATAGCCTAAGACGTAAACCATTGCCTTTATTCACTTTACGTCGTTTTCTCCCCTTGCACGCTCCGCAATGTCGCGACTACGCTTGACTACGTGAGTGCGACATTCCACGACCTGCTGACCGATTTGAAGGACCCCGCTAAGTACGTCCGGGTGCCGAAGAAAGCCATCTTCGACGAGCACGAGGACGTGTACTGGACCGACCCGCACACCGGGCAGATGGTGCCGGAGGGCACGCCCGGCGCGAAGCGGGTGGTGCAGAAGTTCGACAAGGCGCGGCTGGAGAAGATCGCGGCGCACAACAACGAGCGGACGCGCACGGGAGATATGTCGCCGATCACCTTCGGCCACACCAACCCGCGCGAGCCCGACGAACGGAAGCAGCCCATCGGACGGGGCTACGAACTGAACTTCACGGTTGACTACGACCCCGTGCGCAAGAAGCACATGCTCTACGCGGACCACTACATCCGCAAGAGCGACTACCCCGAAGCGACTACCTACCCGCACACGTCGATCGAGCTGTGGCCAGAGGACGACACGATACACCCCGTCAGCTTCCTCCGCCGCACGCCGCAAAGAGACGTGGGTCAGTGGATCTACAGCCGTGTGTATGGCAGCGACGGCGCAAGCGCGCTGGGCACAAGCGTCTGGCGATTTTCACGGGCCGGGCAACCGGTCCTCCGATACGCGATGGAGAACACAATGGCGAACGACATGGACACCAGCGTGACGACTTCGCCCACGCCCGGACTCGACGCGCCGATGGCGGGGACCGACGACGTACCGCCGACGCCCGAGGAGCACGTTCAGTTCATGCGGCACTGCATGTCTCATCCGCTGGCGAAGAAGTTCGCCCGGCACTACGAGATGCAGGACGCCGCCATGCCGGGCGTTGGAGAGCCGCCCCTGGCAGCGCCCGACGCCACGGCGGAGCCCATCCAGAACGCGGCATCGACGATGCTCTCGGGCACGAACAGCACGCTGCCGCAGCCGTCGAAGCGCGATGAGTACGGTCGCATCGCGGGGGATGTTAACCGTTATCGCGGCGGCGATGCTGGATCGCTCCAGTACCAGAAGCTCCAGCAGGAAGTCGAGGAGATGAGGCAGCGCGAGGCCGTTCGCGTGGGCGAGAACTACGTCCTGGGACTGACCGGGAACGGCCTCATCCTGAGCGACAAGCGGGCCCAGAAGGAAGTGCAGAGGTTCGCTCGCGTCTTCCGCGAGTCTGGCGATGCCGGCTGCAAGCAGTACGCGGCCGAACTCATCGAGGAGCAGAACGAGGTCCTCCGCGGCGACCTGACGCGCCCGACAGGCCGGGTCCGTCTCGCCGCTTCGCCTCCCCTCCAGAACAGCCGCGACTCCCAGCAGAACCAGGATGCCCGCGTCCTCCAGTACATGAAGGACACCGGTGAGACGAACTGGCAGAAGGCCGTCGAGGCGGTCAAGAACGGTGCCCAGGTGAGCGGCGTCGCCACGGCCAGCGACAACGTCGGCAACGGCGTCAACTCGCGCGGCTTCGCAGCTGGCAGAGCCAACGGCTCTCAGATCCGCGGATGACCTTACCCGCGCTGCCCGCAGGATGCGGAAGGGCACGCGCTCGATGACGGCACGCACACAAACCAGGAAGAGACGACCATGACGACTGCAAAGGATAAGGCGGAAGCGGCGGAGGCGGCGGAGGCGAAAGCCGAAGCGAAGGCCGAGGCCAAGGCGGAAGCCGCGGAAGCGAAGGCGGAAGCCGCCGAGCACCATAAGCACGAGAAGCACGAGAAGCACGTGAAGGCCAGCGCCAAGGGGCTCGCCTTTCATGCTTTGCAAAAGACCCGCAGAGAGCTTCAGATGCTCGTGAGCGAGCGCAACACGATCTCCAGGGAGAATGTTGCCGGCACCGCGACCTGTGTCGCGGGACTGATCAAGCGCGCCCACGAGGAGGCGGACAAGGCGGGCACCGGCGACCTCCTGTCGGGCATGACCGGACAGGACGCAACGCCGCCCGACACGCACGACGGCTGGATCGCCCTGGCCGAACATGCCATCGAGGCCATCACCGCCATCCTCGTCAAACTGGCCGCCTGACCAACTCGCATGCGAGCACTCACGTGCTCGCATGCTCGCGGCGATAGGGGTGGCGCTCGATGGTGGATGATCTGAAGACTCCCAGGAGGTTCCTCCATGTCGGAAGCACTGTCGGCCCGCAATCCGCGGTTCTCGCTTGGCGGATTCACCGTGGGGTTCGGAACGGTCATCACTGCCCTGGTTCCGCCGTCGCCGGGAGCAGCCGGGGGACCGGCCATCTACAGCGCCGACGGCAAATTCCGCCTGAGCATGGCGACGAAGAACGCGGCGGCGTGGACCCACATTGACCACCTGATCTACTCAGTCGGCGCCGGCGCGCACACGATCTACCTGATGCGCCCGCTCAACTGGACCACGACGTCGGCTGATGCCGCCACGGGTCAGACGGTCATCAACATCACCGACGACCCCGGCATCTACTCGACCAACTACAAGTACCCCACGCCGGGCGGTATCGCGTCGAGCGTCGTGGGCGGCTCGGGCGGTCAGGGCGGCGTGGCTCCCTGCCAGGTGACCGATACCGGCATCGCCGCGAACCACTACGTCGCCTATCAGCTCCAGGACGGGACGTGGTTCTCCGACACGGTGGCCAGCGTGGCCACGCTGGCGCTGACGATGAACACCAACATCCCAGCAGGTACGGCAACGAGCAAGCTGCCCAAGGGGACGGTCATGTACCTCTTCGGGCTCAAGACGAGCAAGGACCCCGCCACCGGGCTGGCGCACTGGAACACGAAGCCCACGGCGAGCACGAACCGCATCAACCTGCTGGGCGACGACTTCCAGAGCGGCTTCGAGTCGCTCCACCCAGGCGACCCCATCCTCGTTCTGTCCGACAACGTCACCGCGACCGGGTTCTTCGACCTGATTGCCGGGGAATATCGCCGGCCTTGATCGCTCCGCGCGATCGTCCTTTTGATACTACGGAGGTGCAAGATGAGTCGTGGAGCGGTGGCAAGCGGGAATATCACCCCATCGACGGTCCTGATTCTCGACACGTCCAAGACGGCCAATCAGGTTCTCCAGGCGTCGAGCGCCACGGCCAATCCGCTGTACGGCATCGCTCAGGCCGGCACGCGCAACGCGCCTTTCGGCGTCCTCAACGACGGCTTCGCGGCCATCGCGGGCGGCACGCTCAACGTCTTCACGGCGCCTGATACGTGTCAGGTTCTCACAGGCGCCGCTTTCAACGCCGGCGTGATGCTGACGACGGACAGCAGCGGCCGCGCCGTTGCCGCGACAGCCGGCCAGTATTGCATCGGTGAGTCGATCGACGCCTCGCCGGGGCTGGGATACCTCGTGGAAGTCAAGATCATGCCGCAGCAGCTTTAGGAGATGGGGTTCAGTGGGCAACCTTCTCGGGATACTGCTGGTACTTGCGTGGTGCGCCGGCACCCCAGCCGCGGACGGGACCGCACGGGATGCCCTGCGCGGTGCGCTCCGTCCACACGGCGGCAATTGCCCGACCGACGATCAGCATTTCCTCCGGCGAGCAGAGGGTGTTGCGCGACAGGTTGCAGGCCGTGCAACAGGGGACGACGTTGCCGGTGTCATAGGCTCCCTTGTTGTCTTTCCTGTCCAGGCCGACGCCCGACTTCGGCAGGGGACCGGCGCAATAGTGGCAGCTGAGCAAGCGGAGCGCGTCGTACTCCTCACGGGTGAGCAACCACGCGATGCCGCGAGCCTTGGCGATATGGCGGGCACCGGAGAAGAGTCCGCGCGGAGTACGGATTTGATCCGCGTGCTTGGCAGCAGTACAGGCACGGCAGTAGGTGTCGCATCCGCGGATAGCCTTTGCCTGACTTCCTCTCCCAAACTCCGATCTTGGCAAATCGCGACGGCACCGCGAACAGGTAGCAGTCGTCTCCGTAAAGAGACGCGGCCTGCCACGAAGTGGGGACGCAAGACCGAGCCGTTGCAAATGTGCCTTCTCAGCAGCGCACTCACGGCAATACGTGGTCAGGCTATCCTTGTGGCTTCGGTCAATGCCGAAGGCGACTTCTTCCGAAGTTCGACGGCATCGCGGACAGCGGCGGGTTTCCATGAATCATTCCTCCGTGTACTTGCGGGGGCGGCCACGCTTGGCAGATTGCTCGGCGTGACACTCAGCCGGAGTAGCGATTCCCTTTGCCTTGCGGCGTTCCTTGATGAGAGCGATTGCCGGGCCGATGTGTCGCTTCATCTCGTCGGGGGTGAAGGTGTTACCCCGCATGAAGTTGCACTCAACACAGCAGGACACCACATTGTCTGGCGTGTAGTCGCCGTCAAGTTCAAGCCGGTCGAGCCCAATTCCCAGCGAAAGGGTCGGCCAGCCGCAGTAGTGACAGGGCAATGTACGAAGAGCGTCGTACTCCTCTTTTGTCAGGGTGAAGTCACGCCTGGTCCTCTTGGCAATTGCTCGCGCCTGCGGGTACGACCCAGCGCCACTGGCGTAGTATTCGCGGCGCCTCTTTGCCTCGCACTCCTTGCACCTGGGATCGATACTTCCCGCAACGTCCTTCCTCTTTCTGAAGGCAGAGATCGGAAAGGACCTTTCGCAGACAGCACAAGTAGCTTTTTCCATCGGATTACTCCCGTTGTTCGTGGGGCTAATGTCATTGTACCACGCGAACTATTGGTTTGCAAGGTCAGTCCAAAAGAGGTAATATAAGACATGGCCACTCCCTCAACGGTCTTTCTCAGTGGTACAAATGGATTTGTGCCTCGCGCCACAGGCCAGGCCATCAGCTACATCCGCGAGGAGAGCGATTTCCCGCTGATGGACTACTGCCAGACGATCGAGAGCCCCGGTACGCAGGCGTACTACTTCATCATCGACCGCGACACCCCCGTCAGGGTCGTGACCGACAGCGAGTACGCCTTCGCGGACGGCTCCGAGCGGCCCGTAACGAACTTCGGCGGCCTCCAGTTCGCGATGGTGCCCTTCGTCGTTGAGCGCCGCAACTATGGCACGTACCTGGGCCATCAAGCGATCGCGATGGCCAAGGACCAGTGGAAGCCGCTGGAGCACACGGTCGGGGCGCAAATCTCGATCGCCATGACGAACCGCACGAACAGGGTTGCGAAGCTATTAGAGAACCCCGCCAACTGGGGCAGCAACACGGGTGATGTCAACACGATCACGGGCGGCGGCGGCACCTGGGACAAGGCCAGCGGGACGGAGGGGGCACCGAATTACAACTGCATCAAGAACTCTCTGTTCTTCGCGCTGGATCAAATCACCCAGCAAACCAACGCACAGGTCAAGCAGCAGGATCTCGTCCTGAAGCTGGTGCCCACGCTGGCCTGGGCGATGGCGAACTCCAGCGAGATCCATGCCTACCTCAAGAACGGCGTGTACTCCCTGCCTAACCTCGAAGGCGAGAAGAAGTTCCGTGAGAAGTGGGGACTACCCAAGTACCTCTACGGCTTCGAGGTGATCATCGAGGACTCCGTGATCGTCACGGACCGGCCACAGCCTGGCGTCGGCGCGGGCACGAACGTCTCGACGACGCGGTCTTACATCGGCGACTCGACCAAGGCGCAGCTCATGTCCCGCAAGGGCGGCATCGAGGGCACCTACGGCTCTCCCAGCTTCTCGACGCTCCAGCTCTACTGGTACGAGTACATGGCTGCCGTGTACGTGTGGACCGAGGAACGCAACGCCCGCGAGATCGTGGACGTCACCGACCAGTTCCAGGAGATCCTGGCGGCGCCGGAGTCGGGATTTTTGTTTACTGGTTGCCGCTGATGCTCGCGCTGCCCCGCGAGCATGCGAGCGCTCACATGTTCGCGGGGCACGCGCTCGATGACGAGGAGGCTCTCCGCTTGGCCAGGCCGAACCTACCCGTGTTCGATCCTCCCCCCACTCGCGAGGGCGGCGGCTGGAGCGCCACCATGCCGACGACGGCGACGGCGACGCACGCCAACGCGGTGCTCACGCTGGCCGCGCCGTCCAAGCCGCGCTGCATCGGCGTCTACGGCTTCGCCTGGAGCTATTCGGGGGGAGCGATCACGGGAGCCAGGCTGACGATCGCCGATGGGACAACGGTCATCTTTGACGAGGACCTGACGCTGGTGATAGGCAGCAACGTGATTTACTTTCCCGACCCGTTCGTTGCCTCGCCGGGCAACAACATCGTGGCAACGCTCTACGACGGTGGCTCGGGCATCGTCGGCAAGCTCTCCGCCATCAGCCCGTTCTACTGCTCCGGCTCCCCGGTCGAGTCGGTGGATCAGCTGAACTTCAATAACCCGTTCAACGCCGGCCTGCTCCCGGCTCTCGGTCTGGGGTAAGACATGGCCAATAACTGGACGGCAAATACCGCTGGCGGCGTGATCACCTTCTCCTCGACGGACATCGGCGCCGGCGTCGAGGCGGGCAACATCCGTATCTGCGACGCCACGGCCGCCAACTTCATGCCCACGGCGGACGCGGCGTCCCGCAAGCTGTTCGCTGCGATCACGGACGGAACCAATACCGCCACCGTCAAGGCGGCATCCACGGCAGCGCTGACCACCGACACGGCGATTGTCGTCCGTCCCCTGATGCCGACGGACGGGACCAACACGCAGCCGTCGATGGACGCGGCGGGGCGGGCCGGCTTTTTCAAGCTGACCGATGGGACCAACACCGCCAAGACAATGGACACGGCGGGACGTGCCGGCTTCCAGCAAATCACCGACGGAACCAACGCCATCGGCGTCCAGCAGTTCCACAACACGGACAACCAGGCGCTGGGCACTTTCTATGGGATTGGCACGGGCGGCATCCCGCAGGTGCTCAACGTCAACGGAAACCTGGATCGCTCCAAGGGCTATCAGGGCGACCAGCTTCCCGGCACCGGCATCCCACTCGACCTGTCGATGACGGCGCAGATCCTGCCGCCCACGTTCGCCACCGGAAGCGTGACGGCGGGGGCCACCAAGACGATCCTGATTCCCAGCACGACCGGGATCAAGGTCGGCACCGTCGTCCAGATCGAGCTGGGAACCAACGCGGCAGTGGAGTGGGCTCGCGTCAACACGGTCAATGCCGGCGTGTCGATCGTGGTGGACAACCTGGCCAACAACCACACGCAGCCGTTCGCCGTTTTCCCCGTCCAGTTCAACGCCCCGCGCGACGCTTCCGGCGAGCAGGACCTCGCGGGTGGCGTCGGCGCGACGCTTGCCGTCGATTACAACTTCGACGGCGCGAATTACCAGCGGGCCCGCAACGCCTTTGGACTGTTCGGCTACTCCGATACCAGCGTTACGAGCGTGGCCGCCGGCAACAACGTGACCATTACCACGGCAGGGACTCCCCCCACGCTCGCGGCCGGCCAGACGATTCCCGTCCTGATCTACGATCAGGACAACAGCAAGCAGGAGCTGGCCGTCGCCATCGCCACCAACCCCGGCGGCAAGACGATCACGTTCCAGACGCTGGCGAATGCCTACAACGGTTCGGGCGCCCACGCCCTCCAGGTTCGGGCGCCCATACAGACGGTGCGCGGCAGCGACCCCGTCAACTTCGGCGGCTGGGGGCTGGCGGCGGACCTGGCGGTAGTCTATTCCGGCCAGGACGCCAACGGCATGATGCAGTTTACCGTAGAGCGGGACGTCAATGCGGTCGGCGCAGCGCCGACCCAGGGCGCTGCTTCCGCCGCCGGCATGGACGCGGACGTCACCTACGGATGGTATCAGACGACCATCCCGAACCTGTCCAACGGCAAGCTCAGTCCGCTGCTGATTGACGGTCAGGGCGTGCTGGTCACGACGGCGCCGACCCAGTCGGCATGGTCGCTCACCAACACGAGCGCCGCCAACGGTCAGGCCACGGCGAGCAAGGCGGCCGGTGCCGCCAACATCCGGCACGTCTGCACGATGATCAGCGGTCAGCTCGTCGGTGATGCGACGGGCAACGCCGACTTCGCGATCATCAACCTTCGCGACGGCGCCACGGGCGCCGGCACTGTTCTGGCGAGCTTCCGGGTTGCGCTGGCCACAGGCGCCAACGGCGTGGGCACGCCGTTCACCCTCAATGGCTTCTGGGTCGGCACGGCCGCGACCGCCATGACGATCGAGATGAGCGCGGCCGGTGCCACTCACACCATCGGCATCGTCAACGCGACCGGCTACGACACGCGCACCGCGTAATGGAGGGGTCACCGTGTCTACACCCTCCTCCGGCAGTTCCGCCTACGCCACACCTACAGACTGGGTCGCGTACTACGACTTCCGTAGCGTGGGCGAGCTGCTCGTTGACGACAAGACGACGGAGATCGTCAACTCCTGGCAGGTCACGCAGACGGGACAGCCAATCTACGCGACCGCCGTCAAGCTTCTCATGGCCGCGGCCGGGCTCATCGAAGCGGCATGCACCAAGGGTGGAAACTACGTCCTTGATGTGACGGCCACGCCGCCCATCAACGACCTGGCGTCCTTGATCGGCAACAGCAAAGAGTTCCTGACGGAAATGAACGTCGATCTGGCCATGTGGAAGGCGTGGAAGCGCCGGCCGACCCTGACGCCGCGCGAGCTGCCCATCGAGGTCAAGGCAGCGCTGGAGGCCCTTGACCGTTTGGAAAAGGGCGAGTGGATCTTCGGCCTCCTGGAAAAGCAACCGGCCGGGGACATCAACCAGACCATCGACCAGCCCGCCGACGTGCAGAACCGCAACGGCGTGGTGTACCAGGCGCGGAGTTACTTCGGCCGGCGCTCCTGGGAGCGACAGGCTCCCGACATTACCGGCGGCGGCAGCGGTCTCCAGTGGTGGTGAGGAAGTGGGATAAGAGAGAAATGAGATAGAAATATGGCGCAGCTGTATACCACCGGGCCCGTCGATCTCTGGGTGGCTCCCCAGGGGCAAGGGCCGTTCTTCCTCGGCCACAGCGAGAAGGGCCCCTCCTTTCAGGTGCGCCCGCAGTTCAGCGACGTGTTCGTTGACCTCGGCGGCCAGAACGTGCCGTTCGACGTGGTCTACCAGGGAGAGGATGCTCTGGTGACCGTGGACCTCGCGCGCTGGAACCAGAACGTCCTTGCCTTGATCCAGGACATTGCCACGCTCGGCGCGGGCGGTAACGCGCCCGGCAACGATCCCTCGGGCGCCATCGGTACGCTCATGTTGACGGAGCAGAAGGCGTATCCGCTCTACCTGCGATTCCCCTACGCCAGCAAGGCCGCTTTCTCCACCGGGCCTTCCGGCGCGGAACCGCCCGGCTATCGCTTCCTCTTCGCCATGCTGCAAGAGGACGGCTTCCCCGACCTGGGGACGAAGGCCCGCAAGCAGCATCTCGTCTGGCACTGCCTGAGAGCGTTCAACCCGTCGCAGGGAATCGTCGGGCAGTTCACGCTCATGGACTTCAACATGACAAGCCTTGGAAGTATTAATTGACATCTGGGAGGGGCAATGTTTGAGAAAGACGATGGCGACCTGTTCACCGATTCGGAAAAGCTGATCTTCCGCTACACGATCGGGCGCGGCGCCGATCGTGTACGGCAATACGTATTCGGCGATCCGCTGGCCATCTGGAACCGGCTGGTGAAGGCGACCGACGGACAGGCTGATGAAGCCATCCATGCTATCTATCCCGTCATCGATATGGACCCGCTGACCGGAAAGGAGCTGCCCGAGACGGCCGGACAAGCATCGCGGCGGGCCGAAGCAGAGGAGAGGCTGCTGGCGGCTGTTCACGAGGCGTTCGGCATGTTGCCCTTTGACCCGGCAACGGGGACTGGCGCCGTCTCGCAGGACTGCTGGAGTGCGTTCAACTCATACCTGAGGTGGGTAGCGGGGGAACTGAGCGGGGACGGCAACGAGCCCGCTGGGTCAGCGTCTTCGGCTGGCCAGCCAGCCGTCCCCTCACTTACAGGCTCTACGTCCGGCTCTGGCTCAACATCGGCCGGTGCGACATTCGGCAGTCCAATAACGTCGGCCGCGGTCTAGCAGCGGTCCTCTCGGCGGACAACCTCGATGAAGCGTGGGGCGACGCGCTGGCGGATGTGGCAGAGGAAGCGCCGCACATTCTCTACGAGGCGAACAGGGCACGCAGCGATGCACGGGTCCGGGCGAAATTGGGGTGGGGGAGGTAAGGGCACTGACGTATGGCCGACGAAGCGAGCAACCTGATCCTTTCCTCTCTGGAGCATCTGCCGGAGCGGATCTCCCGCGCGCTGGCGTCCGGGCCGCTGGGACAGGTGCTCTCACGGCTGGAACCGCTGGGTGAACGAGGCGCGTGGACCGGCGGCGGTGAGCAGCCTCGCGGGCCTGGCGGTCGGTTCGCACCCAAGGGCGGCGGACTGGATAGCGAGAAGGCCGAGAAGACGCCGGAAATCTACCCGGCTGGTATGCGGCTGCTGCGTGCCACAGGGTTCGGTGAGATCGCCGCCAAGATCGCGCAGGTCAAGGAAGTCTACGACGCCATCCAGGGCTTCATTGCTGCCGTCAAGCCGCCGGAGGCGCCGAAGGCGAAGCCGCCCGCGCCGGCCGCTCCGCCGAAGCCGATGGGCCACGAGGCAATGGCGAAGCTGGCGGAGTCTGCCCCCCTGCCGGTAGCGCCTCCCTTCGTGCCTCCGGTGCCGCCTGCACCGCCACCTTCTGCCGCGCCGTCCGCCGCAGGCAAGCCGCCACCTTCTACCGTACCGCCCGTACCGGCGCCGGTTGCGACGGCGGCACCACGAGAGATACCGGGACGCCAGAAGGCTTTCGAGGGATCGCTGGAGGAGCTTTTCGGCAAGGGAAAGCTCACCACCTTGCCGCCAGCAACAGCGGCTCCTGCCGCGGCCAAGGCCGCGCCGGCACCAGAAGCGAAGCCGGGAGACTGGTTCGGCAAGCCGGCAGCGCCAACGGCGACGGCAGCACCCCCTCCGCCCGCGACCAAGAGCGAATTTATCGATGCCCGCGCTGAAATCGAGAAGATGGGCGGCGAGGCGGTCAAGGCAGCAGAGAAGATTGTCGCCCGCGTGATGGCGCACCTGCAAGCCGGTGGCAAGGTGACGGCGCACACCGAAGGCAAGCAAATCCCTATTGTCAGCGTCAATAGCGGCATGATGCAGGATGCCAAGGGTCATAAATGGGGAACACAGGCGATGGCGATGCAGGTGCCCGGCAACAAGGGCGGCGTCGAACTGCATCCCATCGAGAAGCCGGTGCGGCCATCCGTCGCCGCGCCGGTCCCGTCTGCCGCGCCTCCCGCCGCCAAGCTGCTACCCACACCGCCGGCACCGGCCGCGCCTCCATCGCCGGTCCCGCCGCGACCATCGGTCCTGATGGAGCGCGCCGCGCGGAGACAGCAAGACCCCGACACGCAGGAGCAACGGCTTTTTCGTCATGTCTCCAGGGGCGATCCCCTCCGAACGCAGGCGCCACCCTCGCCGCTCCATGAGCGGTCGGCCGCAAAGCAGACGCCGTCATCGGCGGGCGTATCGCAGACGGCCATGCCGCCGACGGTGGCGAGCGGGGGAATGGAAGGAGAGGAGGGAGTGATCGGCCGGAAGCTGCTGGGAGCAATCGAGGATTTGACCAAAGAGATTCAGGGAATGCAAAAGGAGGGCAAGCACGAACGGCCCAACAAGCCGGACATGGGACGCAGCCAGGGCTCTCGACACGAGGTTGTCGCGGCGGTTGCCGGAGGCGCCGCGAAGGAGTCACCCGAGAAGGAGGCCATGATTGGCGTCGCTCGGGAAGCCATCAAGATCGTAGCCGCTTTTGGATAGAGGGCATCCCGTGCGCGTCATCTACAACAATCAGGATCTGGGACTCGTCAAGTGTCACAAGTGCGACAATGACGGCGAGCTTGACCCCACCCACAAGGACCTCCTCTACCACACGGTTGACCTTGTCGTGGAGGGCAAGGTCAACCCGTTCATGACCAGCTCGGGCAAGGCGAATCCGGGGCCGTTCGGCAGCTACGGGATTGAAGGGGACCGCCTTGGCATTGCCCTTAACCGCCTGAAGGACGCGCTCAAGACGCCCCGCCAGAGCTTGCAGGTCTACATCGGTGCCGATCTGATCTTCGACGTTCCGGGGACCACGGTGGGTACGAAGGCGGCGCTCGTCTGCGACCCCATCGGAGGCCCCATCCCCGAATCGTTTGACTTCACGGACATTGACGGCGACAAGACGGCGACGTTCGTCTTTCACATCCGCTTTGCGGTGAGTCAGTGCAACCGATTCGTGCTGTCCAACCGTTGGACGTCCAAGGAAGCTACCGACAAGGACGGCATGGTTGTCCGCACGCTCAGCGGCAAGGCGATCCTGCGACTCGACTACCTCAACACGCTGGCGTCAACGGGAGTCGTCAACCTGACCGCTGACTCTTTCCGCGGCGGTGTTGTCGTCCCTTGTCCGACATGGATGCGCCGCTACGGCGTGGACGTAGCGGAGAACGAGGACGGTTCTGTTCTCGACTGGAGCGTGACCGACAAGCAGTACAACTACGCGATCGGCCCGCTGGGTGCCGGGATCACGCGCGTCGAGGGCATGGTGACGGCCGGTGCCGTATCGCCGATGAAGACGCCGGGCGGCGGCGCGCTGATGGCGACGGCGGGAGCAAGCATACTGGATTGGTTTGCCGGGCGCAGTGGGTTCGGCACTCGCGCCGACAATGCTCTCCTGGCCGGCGCCATGTGGTCGTCGGGTCTGGCGCAGCGCGTGACCGCCAACGCGGTTGTTCGCGTTTACGCCTGGCCCTTTGACGACACTCTTGCCCCACGAGGGGACGGAACGCGGACCTTGCCTGGCAAGGAGCAGCTCAACAGCATGGTTCGCTGCGGCATGGCCATCGTCTACGACCGCTTCTCGCCCATCGGCGTACCGGGATCGAATACTCTGCCCATGATCTCGTGCTACGTGACGCAGGGTGTCGGTTCCGACGAGACGCCCTTCATCGAGGCGAGAATGGAATTCCTCTACCTCAACGTCGTCGGGCTGAAGGCCATCCTCAATCCCGACCTGGCGCCGAACCTGCTGAACATGGCAAGCTACTTCGTCATCAACTTCACGGGCGGCACGTCGGCCCGGCTAGACCGCAAGGCGACCACGTCCCCGCCCGTGCTGCCACTGTCGAAGAACACTCGTGGGAACCGGGTCGCTCCGCTGTTCGCCGCGGCGCTCAACGCGCAGGCATGCACGGTGCCGCCCATTCCGAAAGATCCCGGCAACAAGGACCTTCCCACGACAATCTGAAAAACCGATGCCGAACACCCCATACAACCCGGAACCGCAAGACCCCGCTTCGGGATACCAGCAGGGCGTATCGAATTTTGACTTCGCGCCGGGCGGTTTGCCGGGAAGTCTGCCGGTTCCCCCGACCTTGCAGAACCTACAGGCGACTCCCCTTTATGCCTGGGGCCAAACGATTGAGTACGTGGGCGACCAGGGGCTCCGAAGCTCTCCCGTGGCCGCGCCGTTTCAGTCGGCGCTCGAGCAGTTCTGGCGAACGCACGCGGGGTCTTGCTGGAAAATCATCTCCTGTGCCGGCCAGGCCATCGGCAGCAATCCGCCTGTGCCCAGCTTCAACACCCAGGACAACAACGACGTGTTGATGTTCTGGCGAATGGTCTACTTCACGCCTCAGAACCTCGTGGACGGTCAGCAGCTTCGCGGACTGTTCATCTCCTGGGTGTTCAAGCTCCAGAAGATGCCGGTTCCCGGCGTGGACGTCTTCGACTTCGGAGCCAGCCCGTTCGACGTGACGCCGGCCGCGAGCAACATCCTCAACCCGCAGGACTTTGTCCAGTACCTCGACAAGTCTTCGGGGGTGCAAGGCTTTCAAGGGGGAGGAATCGCCTACTGACGATGGCGTTCGGCCGGGGCATCACCAGGCCGTTCGATGGTGGGAGGCCCGGTGCTGGGGACAGGTTCAGGTGCTTTTTGCTGGTCAAACCAGCGAGAGGCCGCGAGGAAGGAGAACAGGAAAGTGGAGACGGCGACACACAGAAAGAGCGAACAGAGGGCGGTACCCACGATGCCGCACGTGCGCGCCGCCTGCGTTGTCGCCCTGCCTGACGGCTCCATGCTGCCGGTACGAATCCTCGCCATGTCCACGCTTCCCAGAAGCCAGGCCAGGGCGCTAAGAGCCAGGCCGACGACGAGGAATAGCGCCAGGGGGTGGACGGCGCAGGACAGCGCGCCCAACGCCGAGAAGGCTAACCCGGTAATCCCCAGGACAAGAAGGATGGGACCGCGATGGGGCTGTTGCTCGGCACGGCCGACGACTTCGAGACGTTCAGGAGGCATGGGTGGTTCCGAGAGCGGGCTCACTCCATCGTCAGGCACGGCGGGTGGGCACGCAAGGGAAAAGGCGACAATACGAACCTTGATAGTGAACAGAAATAGAGGTGATGTATGAGCGTACCGTTGACCGGGGCCGGCAGCTGGTCCGTCCGACTTGGTCATGAATTCGGCGGCGCTGCTGATGCGATCGCCTTCGCAGGCGGTCCCGCGACCTCGCGCGTGCTCTCAGGTGCCAGCCTGGCGACCAGAGAGATCACGACCGTTCCCGGCGACTATGCGGCCGGCACGGCACTGCCCCAGATCATCACGGTGAACCCCAACATCACGGCGCAGCTCGGCGTCTACCAGACGGCCCTGGCAGGGATCGTCAAGGACGCCGCGACCGAGGCCGCGAATACAACGCGCGCCATGTGGGGCCTCGATCAGCTGGGCATCTCCAGCAACGCGCCTCTCGCCACCTTGCTTACCGCCACGCTCCAGCAGAGCATTGTCGGGCTTATCAACCAGATGACGGTCGCCGGCACGTCGGTACAGAGCGGCACGCTTGCCGCCGGGGCGCAGACCAACGTGGGCACGCCGACGGGCAATCCAACCATCGTCGTGTCAATGAAGCTGGGCAACGGCGTCGCTCTCGCTCTGTGCCCTCCCGAGACGCTCACCTTCGCCGTGACGAAGGACAGTTTGACGGGCGGCACACTTCTTGGCAACGAGATCCTTTCCGCGGTCGGCCTGCCCGCCGTGACGGACGCGACGGCCTTCAACTGGCCCGGCGGCTCGGGAGCCAACGCCACCCTGGCGGCCGTCCGAGGCGACATCAACTACACGGGCCAGGCCGGCAACCTCCTGATCAACGGCAACTTCCAGGTCTACACTAACCTCAACGTCCCGGATCAATGGACACCAGTTATCGGCGTGGTCGGCACGGCGATACTCAACGGCGGCGCCACGGGTTATCTCACCAGTCCGGCCAATTCGGTTGAGTTCGTGGGCGATAGTGCAACGCTCACCTGCATCACGCAGGCGTTCAACACGGGCCCCGAGCCGGGGGTAGGACTCGGGGGCACGAACGCAACGCTGGCGCCCGATACCACGTACCATGTTTGTCTCTTTTACAAGCTCTCGGCTGGCTCGCCGGCGGCGGGGACTCTGGAAATCGCGCTGGTCGATGGTTCGGCTGGTATCGGCGTCGTCATCAACGACGACCAGGCCAACGCCAACAGTGTGACCAAGACCCTCAACCCGGTGGCCGATACGCTCTGGCATGCGCTGACCCTGGTCATCCACACGCCGGAGAACATGCCGACGACGGTCCCCTACGCCCGTCTACGCATCCGCCTGTCGGTGGCGCTGACCACGGGCACGAACATCTTCATCAGCAACGTGACGATGCAGCAAGCCACGCAGCTGTACGCTGGCGGTCCCTTCGCAACGGTTCACGCTGGTTCGACAAGAATGCTGGACGGGCTCACCCCCGACACCTGGACGGTCGCGATCACGAACAACTACGCAACCAGCGGATCGGGACTGTACCACTACTGGCTGGAGCGAGCATTCGCGGCAAGCGGGTTCTCTCTCCGCGCTAACAACCTGCAAATGCCCATATCCGGCTCGCCCACGATCCTTGATACGTGCGTTGCCTGATACTTTATCTATCTCTTTTATCTGAGGTTCCCATGTCCCCCACCGAGTTCATCCTCCTCGCCCGCAAGCGTCTCATCGAGGACAGCCCGCCCTCGACGCTGCACGCCCTCGCCGCGCTGGCCAAGGACCTCGGCGTTGACGTGGACGATCAGGCCCGTCCGGTCGAAGCCGTCACGCCACACGCTGACGAGATGCCGCCGAAGGAGTGACCCGTGGCGCAGCCCATCCGCACGTCGATCCGCACGATCGCGCTGGCGATACAGACGCAGATCATGGCCATCACCGGCTTCAAGTCGGATCGCGTGGGCATCGTGGGCGACGGCGTGATCCCGCACTTCACGGCGACGCAGGACGTGCTGATTCGCCTCATGGACGAGAACGGCGACGATGACGCACTTCATGGCGCCGGACGGGTGGACGACCGCCGCGACCGGCACATGACGATCGTCTGCCGCGTGCGATCACAGCAGGACCAGGCTGGTAGCGACCTTTTGCGGTTGACGCGCCTGACGACGGGTCTTGTCACGCTGGAGGATCAGGTGATGGATGCGCTCCAGATATTTCAGCCGCAAGACAACGTCAGCAACGTGATCACGCCGGAGCCGATGCGGATCATCAATGGGCCGCACGCGCCGAGGCATGATCCCGATGACATAAACTGGATCAGCTCCGAGATCGACCTGACGGTGAAGTACATCCGGAACCTCGACCAGTCGCGGCAGTAAAGGAGAGAAGCCTTGTACGAACGCTTTTCCGATCGTGCCCGCAAGACGATGCAGCTGGCCAACCAGGAGGCACAGCGCTTCAACCACGAATACATCGCCCCCGAGCACATCCTGCTCGGGCTGATCAAGGAAGGTTCTGGGGTCGCCGCCAACGTCCTGAAGAACCTGGACGTTGACCTGCGCAAGATTCGTGTTGGGGTGGAGAGCCGGATTCGTCCCGGTCCCGACATGGTGACGATGGGCAAATTGCCCCAGACGCCGAACGCCCGGCTCGTCATCGAGAACGCCGTCAGGGAAGCCCGCGGGCTGAACCACGGCCATATCGGCACGGAGCACATTCTTCTGGGGCTGCTGCACGACGACATTGCCTTCGCGGTACTCGACGACATGGGCTTGACGAAGGAAAAGGTTCGCGAGCAGATCAAGGCGATCGTCGGAACGCAGTCCACTCCGCCAGACGGTGCGTCGGCGCAGCCTTCCGTTCCGGCGAACTCGCCGGAAGGTTATCCCTGGCAGTGGTCCATCGCGGGGCACGGCGACAATGTCACCTCGTATGTGGTTTCAGGGTTCATTCCGGAGAGGATTCGCCGGTTATTGCCGCCAGATCCCAAGGAATGCCCCTTCAAGCCCGGTGACAAGGTGATGCTCAACTCCGGCGGCCCGACGATGACGGTGATCGACGTCGGCACGCATACCCGACAGGTCTTCTGCCAGTGGGTCAACACCTACGGCAAGACGGAGACGGGCGGCTTCCCTGCGGAAACGCTGACGAAGCAGTGAGCAGGGAGGGTGCCGCTTGAGCGTGTCCTTCTGTGGGGTCAGCGTTGAATGGCCGGCGCCCGACGTCGTTGACCGCATTTCCACGCTTCTCGATCCAGCATGGTTGCTTGAGTTCGCCTCTCGCACTTGGCCCGAGCAGAGCATCTCCTACGCCAGCTTCCAGGGCGCTCTGCCCACCAAGCCCACGAAGATCGGCAGCCTCTACTGGCCGACTGGAGCGGCAAAGTTCGCGGTGGGGCACTACATCGTACAAGAGTCACAGCTCGCCGCCATCCGTGCCGCTGGCGGCAAGGGTCCGCTCATCATCAGCGACGGTCAGCGCAGCATCTCTCCCGTGATGCGAATGCTGGCCGCGCGACCCGTGGAGCGCGTCCACGGCAATCTGGTGGACGCCAACGGCAACGTCGTCATCGTCAACGGCAAGCCGCTACCGATACCGGCGCTTTACATCGTTACGCTGGCAGACGATCGGCTCGACTGGTGGTTCCGCGCCGGCAAGATCACCGTCGATGGCACGACGACGACATGGGCGCAGCTCTATGCCCAGATCGCGACCGCCCTCGGAATCACCATCACAGCGGACACGGTTCCCGCCGCCTACCTCGTGCCGTCGAACGAGTTGACGCTCGACTACCCGACACTGCCACTCTTGCTCGATGCCGTGGCGTTCTCCTGCGGCCAGCGAATAGTTCGCAGGACTGACGGGACCGTGCTGGCGCTCAACGCGACTTCTGGGCAGGCAGCCTTCGCCGCGAACCTGAACCTCGCCGTGCGGCTGGAGGGCGACGTCTTCGACCTCGTACCCTACGCACAGACGGACCTGAACACGATCCTGCCGTCATCCGTCACAGTCACGTTCCCCGGTCAGGGCGGCCCGACGTGGATTGAGCAGGTGACGCTCACCAGCTTGTCTCTCTCTGAGATGGGCACGGCAGCCGGGTTCAACGGCACCAAGACGCTACGCACGTCGCTGGCGGCCACGTACACGCCTCCGGCGACGATACCGACCAACGAGGCGACGCTTCTGGCGTTGGCGAAGCAGGCGGCGTCCGACTGGTATCGGTGGATGGCGGAGGGCATCGACGCCTGCTATTCGGGTTGCGTCCCGTGGGTCTTCGATGGCATCGTCGCGTTGGCGGAATACGTCGCGGACGCCAACCGTGTCACTACCAGAGTGGAGCGCGGCCCGTACCTCGATCACTCGCAAACGCTCCTGATCGGCAACTACTTCGGTCCAGGGAAGGGCTGTCAGCCGGCAACGGGGACGGCGAAGGCCACGACGTTCATCCCCGCCCGCGTTGGTGCCATCGCCGGAGTGGGACAGGGCATCATCCAGACGGTCGTCGGGCAGGTGATCGGCAACCTCGCTCCCGGCACCGTGATCGCGTTCGACAACGTCTACCTGACGCCTGTCCCGATCGGCGCCGACTTTGTTTTCGTGACGGAGCCGAACACCTGCACGCTCCTGTGTATCCCGCCGCCCCCCGTGCTGTCCTCCCGCTACCTGTGCAGCCAGACGGCGACGTGCATCCGCCCGCACAGCGGGTCGGGCTCGGGAGAATTCGGCAGCGGCGCCGGCTTTGACGTGATTGTCGAGGTCACCTGCACCGATACCTGGACGGGTATCCCGACGAAGACGTGCTTCGTCAACCCGCCGTGCTGCCCGTCACCCGTATGCTGCAACTTCTCCGATGACCTGTGCGTGTGCCTGGCGAACGTGTCGGGCTGCCCATGCCTGGACGGCGTGTGCCTGACGTTTATAGAGCAGGACGATGGGACATGGTTGCTGCCGCCGACGCTCGTCAGCACGCCCTGCACTTGCACGGGAGATTCTTTCGGGCTGGACTGCTGCATCGCGGCAGACGTATGCTGTCCGGCAGCGATGCCGGCCGTCCTTGTGGCGTCTATTGGTTCCTGCACGCCAGGCATTGTCTTCGACCGATCGAGCTACAACCTCGTCGCCACCAGCAGCGCCCATTGCAACGTGTCGCCCTCGCAAAACTGGGCAGCGGTTGCTAGTCTCAGCGGCTTCCAGCTCGGCACCTCGACAACTGGCTGCACCCCGAAGACGTGGATCGGTTACCTCGTCTATGTCTGCCACAAGGATAATTCTCCGGCCGACAACGTCAACGGCACCCTCTTCTTCTGCCCGATCGACCCGCAAGGCGGAGACGGAGACTGCTTGGGTCTTCCGGGCTGTCCAGGAGGCATCTTCGGCGGCGGCACTCTGCTGAGTACCGGCGACGCCCCCTGCACGGCTTTCCCCATCACGTTTCCCATACAGGCGCTCTGCACTCAGGCCGTACCGTTCGAGTTTTGCGCGATTTACGGCACCGTCTGCCCGACCCCGTCCTTCGTGTTGCCCACCTGCACCGCCACAGTCTCCTACCCCGCTGGCTGGACTGCCGGCGGATGTGTCAACACCTTCCCGGCTTGCCCTCCTGAATTGGCCGGCGCTGGTGGCAGCGGTTCGGGTTCCGGCTCGGGAAGCGGCACCTGCGCCTATATCGCTCAGGGCACTATCTGGTGCGACAAAGGGACGTACTATCTCAACCTGGAGATCAACGGCGTCAATTGCGACATGCAGCTGGGCGGCGTTGTCAAGGGCGTCGGCGTCCCCTCCACAACGGTCGCTTGCGGACCTCCAGCGGTCATCACCTGGACCGGGTTCCAGTTCATGGGCATCGGCAACGCGGACGGCTGCTGCAACAACACCCTGGGCGACGGCTCGGTCACGGTGACGGCGACTCAGGGCGATTGCGCCGCGAGCGGTTCGGGCTCGGGCTCCGGCGCGTGCAGCATCGTGTCTGTGGGCAAGACGCCTCCGGTGTCTTCGGGTGCCGCCTTCGTCAACACGATCAGCAAGACGGCGCTCACCTTCTCTGCCGCCTCGCGGGTCATCGTGCAGGTCTACGTCTGGGAGTCGAACGCTGCCGTCTCCTGTACGTACTCAGGTACGACGATGCCCGTGGACGCCACCGAGCAGCTGCCCAGCATCGGCGGACTGGTATCCGGCAGCGTGACTACCTTCTCTGTCGCATCGCCGCTGGGAGCCGTCGGTGTCACGATACAGGCGACCCTGGCGGGCGGTGCGACGGGCAATATGTTCATGACCGTCGAACAGGTGACAGGGCTCGCCCTCAACGTCGTCGATCAGGGAGGCGGTAACAACGGCGTCCGGAATCAGCCCAACACGGGAACGATCCTGACGGACGCCGCCTGCTCTTACGCGGCGGCAGCGTTCATTCTGGAGCCGCCGCCACTCCGCCCGTGGGGCAACAGCTTCACGGGCGGGCAGAGCGGTTCGATCGGTGGCGCGGGGAACAGCGCCGAGTGTCAGGAGGGCCGGCAGATTGTACCGGCGGCGAGCACGAATGTCGCGGCGGTACTCAACGGTCAATTCCCGCAGGCATGGGCAAGCAACCTCGTGGTGTACAAGTAAGATGCCAACTATCCTCGAATACCTGGGACCGGGGCTGTACAACGAGATCGAGGTCGCGGACGACGATCCGCGCGTGCTGGCGCAGGCGCGGGAGAACGGCCAGCCATCGCGTGGGGCGCACTTGCTCCGCGGCATCTGTCCCCATCAGGGGCCGAAGATCGGGGAAACACCGTGCGATGCCTGCCGCGGCAGCGTCGTCATGGTTGATCTGATGGCGTGCAATCTCCACGGTTCCTGCACGCAGGAGAAGCTATCTAAGGACAGGGCAGTCAGCTATTGCCAGCGATGTAACGACCATCCGGAGGCGGGCAAGGACGCAGAGCGGGTGAAGCGGAACCGCGAGAGGGCGAAGAACAGAAGGACAGAGCCGCCCCGCATCCACAATCCGCCCATCATCACACATGGCCCAGTGCCGGCAATCGCCCCGACAGTCGAGGACGGCAACACCATCCGCATCGACCAGCACACCCTTCCCGGCCCATCCGGTCTGCGCTTCAACCCATCGCTCATCCGCTGGCAGGACGGCTACCTGTTCGCCTTCCGCAACGGCTGGGCGGGCAGCGAGATTTTCCTCCAGAGGATGGATGCCCGTTTTCGACCGTTTGGCGAGCCGGTGAAGCTCGACCTGTTCCACCAGCAGCAGGCGAATTTCGGACGGGAAGACCCCAGACTCTTCATGTTTCGCGGCAAGCTCCACGTCATGTACACGGGCGTTGTGGGCAAGACCACGTTCCTGCACACAAGCGTCTTGTATGCCCGCCTGAGCGATGACCTGCGCGTCGAGCAAATCTTCTACCCGAACTATCCCAAGAGGAACCTCTGGGAGAAGAATTGGGGGGTGTTCGAGCACGACGGCAGCCTTTACGCGGTGTACTCCATCGCTCCACACCGTATCCTCCGTATCGATGGCGAGCAAGCGGAGATGGCCTACCAGACACCGACGCGGGTTCACTGGACCGAAGGGGAAATGCGGGGCGGTGCTTCCCCTGTCCTCGTGGGGGATGAGTTCTGGCACTTCTTCCACTCGCGGACGGAGCCGGGTGGGCGGATTACCTACCACATGGGCGTCTATACCTTCGATGCGAAGCCTCCATTTGCGATCAGGCGTTTTCTGTCCGAGCCGATCGCGTCGGCCGACTGGAACACGAAGCCGGCGGATCAGTACGCCGGTGTTCTCTTCCCCGGCGGTGCCGTCCTTGACGGCGAGAGATGGACAGTGGCTGTCGGCGTCCATGACCGCTGGAGCGAGTTGCGTACCTTCGACAAGGCCGACCTGGAGAACCGCATGACTGTCATCACGCCGCCGCGGGGTGTCGTCTTCCTCGTCTATGACCCACGCCAGCCGGAGGATCGGAGCGAGCCGTTCGCCAGCGACAACGTGGAGGAGCTGCACTACTCCGCTCGCTGCGCCCGGCGGCTCGGTCTGCCCATCTCTCTGCTGCTGGAGCAGACGGCAAACCTCGCTGTCGATCGTGGACTGTTCGACTCCGTGATACCCTACGACGCGACGGCGTTTGGCGTGGGCAGCAACGCGATGGCGCAGAAGCTCGTCATCTTCGAGAAGTCGCCCTATGACCTGACGCTCTACCTCGATACCGACGCCTTCGTGATTGGGCCAGAGCATCCGCTCTCGCCGCGGTTGCCTCCCCACGATGCTCCCGATCCGATCAGTTTCGACTGGCCGTTCGTGCGAGCCGAGCAGTTCGGGCTGGCGATGGCCTACGACAAGCACCACGTCGGGCAACGCGAGTATGGCGACGACAACGAGATCGTCGATGGATACGAGCACATAACGAAGGCTGTGCGCGAGTACCTACCGGGAGCGAGCTTCGTGCCGCTCTTCAACGCCGGCGTGATCTTCTTCCGCAAGGATCACCCTGGACTCGCGAAAGTGGTCAGCCAGGCCTGGGACATCTGCCGAACCCTGTCCGTCGATGACCAGTCGGCGTTGTGCGTGGCGGCGGTCCTGCGTAACTTCACGATCTTCCCGCTCTCCGGCCATACGTGGAACCACAAGAACCACGACACGGGCGGACTGCCCTTCTGGGGATGCCGCATCCTCCACAGTCCGTTCTGGCTCAGAGAGCAACTGAACGGCGCGAAGGCTGTCGGCGCTTCGGATCGGCCGGCCACGGTTGAACGCATTGGGACGCACCGGATCTGGTAGCGCGCCTCTCCACGACGGCGCTGGCGGGGCGCATCGCAGCAGCGTGCGGGTAATTCGCGCGAACCTTGTCCGCTTCTTCGGCATCGGACTGGCAACAGGTTCGGCTCGACCGTTGGGATTGAGGAGGGGCACAATGACAGAGGACCAGTTGTCGAGGAAGAAGGAGATCGATTCTCAGATCAGCAAAGTTCAGGCTCTCCTTGGTCAGATCAACGAACGTGTCCAAGACCACAAGAACATCGACGAAGTTCACTTGGAGGACCTGAGTCATCTGGTCGAATCGGTCAAGTACCACGTTCGCCAATGGAACAAGGATTAGCCTCCGATGCTCTCCTCCGACCTCATCTCCGACTGGCGCCGACAGGTCCTCTTCGACTTGCCACGCGCCTGCCGGGAGATGCTCAGGACCGTCCATTCTCTGCGTGAGCGCCGGCGCTTCGAGGTCATCAACGCGATCCTTGATGAGATCGACGTGCGCGAGTTCCCCGACGACTTCCTCATTGACTTGCTGCTGGTCACTTCCTCGCGTGCTGTCGAGTACCCCGCGCGCGAGGGCTTCTTCCGGCGCGTGCGCGAGAAGATCGCCGGCAAGCATGGCGTCCGCAAGGCGGGCAAGCTGCTGCTGGGCCTGGCGTGCGAGGAGGCATGGGCACCGCGGTCGGAAGTGGGGTGAGGCGACGGGCACTCCCTACCCGATTTGTTTGTAGGGTATCGTAGGTAGCTGCGAACGCCACTGAGACGTATTGACCTGTTCCGCCCCTCTCGTTATCCTCGCACCCCATCAAGGTTTCTGTCAAGCGTCGGGCCAGGACGGCAAACGACACGCCCCGGGCGAACCTATCGCCCGGTGAGAGAATTGCGAAACTCAATTGCGCAGCCTGCGAAAGAGGAGCTTTTTTATAGCCGTCCTGCCCCTACCCTTGAATCATTACCCCGGAATACCCACATTCCGGGCGCAAGAGGGAGGAGCCGATGGGACGCAAGGTGAAGTGGCCGCCGCAACCTCGGGCGCACCATATCAGCGGTCGAGAACGGGTCCGCTGGCGGGGGCACGATTATTACATCGGGCCCATCGGTGGTGACAACGCGCAGGAATACGCCGCTCTGCTGGTCCGGCTCGCTGCGGCTGAGAGCGACAAACCGCAACCGGGCGAGCCGCCTCGCATCCTCGCCGGAGCGTGGCCGACCATCTCCGGGGCCATCGCCAAGTGGCTTGAGTGGGCCACGGGACACTACGGCGAGCGCGACGAGTTCCGCCATTACAAGCGCGTGATCGAGGTGCTGCTGTCGCTCCACCGCGACCTGACGACGGACGGCTTCGGTATCGATGATCTGGACGACGTCCGCAAGGCGATGGGCGAGAAGGGATGGTGCCGCAACCACATCAACCGGCAGACCATCCGCATCAAGACGATCTGGCGGCGGCTGGAGCGTCTGAAGCTGGCTCCCAGAGGCTCATGGGCTCACCTGCACTCGTTGCGACCCATCGGCAAGCAGGACCGCCAGCACCGCAGCACGGAGCCCGTGCGGCCCGCAGAGTGGCCGGCAATCATCGCCGTGTGCCGGCGGCTCAAGCCGATGCCGCGGGCGATGTTGCTCTTCATGTGGTTTACCGGGTGCCGCACGGGCGAGGTTCGCGTGATGCGCGCGTGCGAGGTTGATCGTGCTGGCGAGGAGTGGGTATTTCGGCCCGCTAAGCACAAGACCGCGCATCTTGGGCACGTCCGCGAGATCGTCATGGGCACGAGCGCGCAGAAGGTTCTGGCGCCGTGGCTGGAGGGCAAGAACGGCGACGACTTCGTGTTCGTCGGCCAGCGGGGCCCGTACTCGCGCTGGGGGCTGACGAAGGCCGTGCGCGCGGCCGCGGAGGAGGCCGGCGTGCAGCTGCATCCGTACCAGTGCCGGCATGCGGCGAAACAGAGGGTGACGCGGGCGCTGGGACTGGATTTTGCTCGAAGCTATCTCGGCCAGAAGAGCATTCAGGTCACGGACGGCTACGGCCAGCAAACCGACTTGGAGATGGCGAAGCAAGTGGCCCGTAGGTTGGGATGAGCGTAGAATAACGGGGTAGGCTGTCACGGAGAGGCTGTCTTCGCCAGGCTGATGATCTCAGTGAGCAGCTCCTCCGTGTAGGTCATATCGCTGTCGAATTCGTAGGTTCGCCGCCCGCCTGCCCAGATGGTCACGAAAGCAATCGTGTCGGTCAACTGCGTCATCTCCATTGTTATCTCGTACACCTGATAGTCGCCGCGCGAACCCTTGCCGGTCATGCTCAGTTTAGGCTGGCTCATTTACAGACTCCTTGAGGGGAGGACGTGGAGCGGGCACGGGAGGCGGCGCGGAGGTTGGGGTGAGGTCAATCAAACAACTCTCCTTGCCGAGCCGGTGGCGGCGATAGGTCTGCCAGAATCTCCACATGGCATGCGTGTAGGGCGTCCGCCCTGTCTATAGACACGACACGCACGCGCAGCCGACGGCCACCTTTCACCAGATGATTGCGTCCGTATTGCCGCAGTTCCCGAATGGTAACCTCGTCGCCTTCGCTGATGGCACGTCGCCCAGGCGGGTCAATGCGCCAGAGATTGACCACTTCTTCGTCAGGCAGCTTGAAAAACGCTTCGCCGCGTGCCATGTTGTTACTCCTTTCCAAGTAGCAAATCGACTGCCCAGCAGCCTCTGACATGCGGGCCTGCATTTCTTAGGTGGCCGAGAATTACCGAGTCGTCGGCACCGGCCTCTTCCAGCGCATCCGCCACCAATTTCAGCGTCAGCGGGTCCAGGGAGCCGTCGCTTCCACGCTCGCGGTACGCCACTTCGCAAAGCGCGAGGGCCTGCGGGGTGAGTGGCCACCAGGGACCGTCGCCGCTGCTGTTGGTTGATACTTCACCCGAGCCGTTGCCGGATACGTAGAGGGCCACTTGCCGGAAGGGGTCACCGATGATCTCCCGAAGGAGATTGGCGTATCCAGGCAAGGCGTCCTGATTGTGCATTTCGGCAGTTTCGATTATCGCCCTGGCTTCCGCATCCCCTTCCCATGATGGCATCAAGCAACGTGCAAGCGTCATGCAGGACGATGCGAGTTTGAACGTCTCCTCCTTCGTCGCCTCCCCATCCGCGAACCTCTCCGCTACCTCCACAGCCTTGCGGGATCGCTTGTCCGTGAGGAGGCTAAAGACAGACCTGCAACACGCAACCGCAAAAAGGCGGAGTTGCCGGTCGCTGATGGGGCTTGCTGGAGACTGTCCGGCGTGCCCCTCCTGATCGCGACCCATCCGCCAATCGAGCATAGCGACCGGGTCCGCGCTCGCGTTCCATTCCGTCTCGGTCATGCTTCCTCCACGGTCAGCAGCGCCGCCAAACACACATCGCGCGGCGTCATGTCCAGGGCGAAGTATCTGTAGTCCGTCGCCCTGGCTCCCATGCGTCCAAGGATTACGCTGGCCAGTTCCCGGCTGTACCGTTCTCTCAACTCACCCTGCCCGATACGCTGGTGGACAAGCCAGGAGTCCTCGATGCGTTCGATGGGGTTCCAGGCGCGGATCGGCTCTCCTCCCCCGCCGTAGCCATCATCGGTCAACCCTGTGGCATTGCCGTGCTCGTCTATCCACGCGCCGCGGTGTTCATTCCACCCCATCACCAGGGTAGCGCATGCCACGGTCCATTGCCAGACGGTGGCGGTCTTGGCCCAGGCGAGGCGGTCGGCGCGGGTCATCTGCGTTCCTCCGTTCTGCCCTTGAGCACGAACCCCTTGATTGCCTCGTAGCAGCCCCGGCAAAGCATCGCGCCCTGAAGGTCCTTCGGAATCACGTCGCTCCAGTCCTCAACGTGGAACATCTCCGGCCACAGCTCGCCGCAGCGGGCGCAGAGGTTGGGTGCAACCACGTAGGGAATGCGTCCCTTTGCTTCGAGGATGCGGTCCCATTCCTCGGACTGCTCGTCAGGCAAGCCATTCTCGTACACGGCTCTGGGCAAGCCGTTCGTGGGATGGACATGGGGGAAACCGGCACGGCAGGCTTCCGCGTACTGCGTCCGCAGATCATGCACCAGCCTGTCATCGTACTCGGGGTAGAAATGCCGGTAACAGCAGCCGCAGGAGATCAACTGCCCAAGGCATATCGGGCAGCGCTCGCAATCGCACCCTCGTTTGTGAAGCTGACCTTCCAGCACCCGGCAATCGCCGCAGGTGTGTCGGTCGTGTGGGTTCCAGTCGGTGCGGTTCATTCGTCATCCTCCACGCTTGCGGAATTTGTCGCTCGCCACCGCTCAGAACTTCCAGGTGTGGTCGGGGAAATTCTCTAGCTCAATCGCCTTGAGTTTCGTCCTTGCCTCGTCTGCCATGCGCCCATCGGCGTCCTTGGCGAAGACGAGCGATGGCGAAACAAAGACCAGTCGCTTGCGATCGTCAGGCGCGATCACGACCGTCTCATCGTCGGCATTCACCACACGACCATCGGCCAGGTCGTAGCCGACGTGGCAAGACTCCTTACGACCATAGACCCATTCCTCTTCCCACACTTCGCGGATGAAGTCAACGGACTGCCCGATCTTGAAGGTCGTCATGCTTCATTCCTCCACGAACACAATTTTACGCTCCGCGAGCGAATGCGGAGCAGGTTGCCGAAAGCGAAAGAGCGACACCCGTATGTCCTTGACCAAGCCCAGAAGGCGACGTAGGGTTGCTGCGTTTCACTCTCTGCATGCCCATCTGCATGTGCCCATCTTTCAGGATACTCTCGTCTCTCCCGGCCGGCTCGTGTGCGCCAGCGTGCGGGAGGGATGCGCTCGCGGTCCACATGGAGGTCCCATGTCATGTCTCTCCCGAACGATTTGATCAGCCCGAAGACGGCGGCGCGCCTGCTGTCCGTCCACGTCGCCACAATCTATCGACTCGTCTCCGAGGGCAAGTTGCCCGCGCTTCGCCGTGCCGGGACTCGTCTGCTCGTGCGCCGCGTTGACGTGGAGGCACTGCTGACGCCGGTCGTGCCTGCCGTGCCCGTGCCGTCGGCGCACGCGCTGCGGCGGGAGCAGATCGAGGCGGAAGAGGCGCTGAGGGCGGCGGGGCTGAGGTTTTAGGTGTTCTCGTCGTCGTGAAGAGTGCCGATCGTCTTGCCCATTTCGCGATGCACTTCCGCAAATAGCTGCTCAACCTTCGCGCGGAGAATTGGGGACGCGATGTCGGGGACGTCCTTTTTCCGCCACGATGCGATAGTGTTTAGCATGTGCGCGATGTCTCCCTCTACACGGATGACAGCGCTAGGCTTCTTTTCGGGCGGATCAGTCTTCTGCTTCTTGGCCATATTGACCAGTGTAGCAATGCTCATGGTACGCTCGCAAGGCTAATGTAACGGTAGCCGACGCTATATCATTATACCGCGTCCATCGTTACATAAAATGAAATTTCCGTGTTGACTGTAGCATTAACCGTCGTTACGATGTTCGGTGTAGCAAGCCCATGAGTCGGCTCGCTCCCGCGACTCCGGCGAAGGAGGTCGGACGTGTGCTGAGGTACATCGATGCTCCCGACCAGATTTGGTCAGACAAGAAGGAAGCAGCGAAGTGGCTCGGGCTCACCGACAGCGAGTTCCGGGCGGAGCGGGAGCGCTATCCCGACCTTCTGCCGCACTCCTTCATGGGAGACGCACACGTTTGGCACTGGCTTGATCTGGTCCGCTACAGCATGTTCCGAGGCATCGAGCGGACGAAGGAAGAGGCGACGGAAAAGAAAAAGTAGCCGGCCCGCACTTTTTTTCTCCCTGCGTAACCGTGCGCCAGCGTGCGTAACCGTGCGCCAGCGTGCGCGGCTATGCCCGTGCCAATTCGGACACCGCTGGGAGGGTATTGACACGCCGAAAACCGGGTGTACGATTTTGACTGGTCGCTGCGAGAGGAAGGTAAAAGCGATGAGCGACACGGTAGTCAGAGCGTTTGAGTTGCCCGTCAATGTGGTCGAACCCCGCGAGGCGTGGGAGACGATCAGGGAGTGCTGGAAGCAGGCGACCATGCTTGCGAACTGGTGCGTCCAGCAACTCCTTCGCAACGACGTGGTTCGGCTGCCCGGCATGGTCAAGCTAGCGAAGATGCCGAAGATCAACGGCAAGCGGCTCAAGGGATTGTACGGGCTCGCAAGTGAGACGTTCGGCTTCACGCAACCGGGCAACTGGTGGACGGGGGCTTGCAGAAGTGCCTCCACCATCTGTCGCGACGTGGAGCGCAAGTACATTTCTGAACGGCTGAACGTCATCTGGCATCGCAAGCAGGCGCCATGTACCTACCGCTATCCCTACCCGTGGCCAATCCACGCGCAGGCTTGGCGACAGGCACGACTGGACCGCAATGGAAGACCGTGTATCGAAGTCGTTTTGCCATCGCAGGAGTTTTCCTTTCCAGACGGCGGAGTCGGCATCCAGCTTCGTGGCGGTGCCGAGTTCGGCCGGCAGATGGGGCTATTCCGGCAGGTGGTCAACGGTAGTCTGCCCATGTTCCAGCTGGTTATTCGCGAGCAGCATTGCTCCCCGAGTTGCCACCGACCGCGGCTGGAAGCTCGCGAGGATTCCCGCGTGCTGGTCAAGATGGTGGCAGAGTTGCCCTGCCGTGAGAAGTTGGGCGATCGCGTATTAACTCTGATCACCGACCCGAATGCCTTCTGGGTAGCGGAGTTGGATGGGCGGCAGGCATGGGTTCTCAACAACGACCACATGAAGCGAGCGTTCGCCTGGCTTGCCGCCCATGAGGATAGACTCGACCGGTTGGCGCAGGACAGCAAGGCAGAGCGGCGTCTCAATCCTGATGCGCTGGGCGCCATTAACCGCTCGCGGGGCCGCTGCTGCCGAAAGCATCACAACCGCATGGCCTCGTGGCTCCACGAGACAGCGGCGCACCTTGTTGGCTTTGCCCAACGCAACCGCGTCGGCACGGTACTGTACAGCGACCTCGAACAAGGTCACATTGAGCGGTTCCCGTGGTTCAAGCTCAAGGCTCTACTCAAGGACAAGCTCAAGGCGACCGGCATCGTTTGCCGGTGCGCTTCGGACGGAGAAGAGGAGACTGCTGCATGAAAGGGGACGACGAATGGCTGAGACTGGCACGATTACACGTCAAGGCGACCCGGCGACTGCTGGCGGGCCGCGCAAGAGCAAGGCGCTCGAAGTCGCATCCGGCGGTATCCGCACGGTGCAGGACATTACCAACTTCGCTATCGGACATTCGCTCGATGCGCTCCACGGCGCCCACGGGAGCAAAGAGCTGAACACGTCGCTGCGCGGCGTGAACACGGGCTTGCGTTCCATTGAGATCGGCCAGCGCGTTGGCGCCCAGAAGGAGGTATGTAATATCGCCGACGACGGCGAGAGCAGCGACGACGCTCTCCGCCAGCGCGAGGCGGAACTGACAGCTGAACTAGAGCGACTCCGCGAGCGGCGTGGCGCTTGAATCGATGGACAGAGCGGATCTTGCCGTAACCCACTTGATGGACACCGTTTGTTCCAAATAGGTTGCGGCGAACCGCTCGCGGAGACGTAACTCCAATGCTGCCAACATCCAGCTACCGCCAAGCTGAGCGCGACCAAGGCCACAATCGCTTGCCGATGGGCGCCTCTCGCGAAACGTCGCTTAAATGGGCTGGAACAATGCCTTTATGGCCGCGACTCCAGCAACGATCAAGGGAGCCCTGAGAAAGTTGCGGGCGGCAATGCAGGCAGCGGTGTTCTGGGTTCCAGACAACCAGCAACGATCAAGGGAGCCCTGAGAAAGTTGCGGGACTTGCATGGTCGATAATCTCCAGGTGGTAAAAGGATCGTCCAGCAACGATCAAGGGAGCCCTGAGAAAGTTGCGGGTACAGCATTCGGCACACCTTCGAGACGATCGCCGGCGGCCAGCAACGATCAAGGGAGCCCTGAGAAAGTTGCGGGTCATCTTGGGATCTCCGGAATAGGCCCGGCAACGATCGAGGGAACCCTGAGAGCGTTGCGGGTCGTCGAAGAAGACCAGGGGGCTATCAGTCGCTCATCCGGCAACGATTCAGGGAACCTTGAGATAGTTGCTGGCAGACGTAGCTATCGAACTTGTCCTCACAACACGTCGGCCAGCAACGGCTCAGGGAACTTTGAAGGCGTTGCGGGAGGTCATCATGGACGCCACAGACCAGGAAGTTCACGCCCGCCGCCCGAGTACCGTCGCCCCCTGCCCCTCGCACTTCAGCCGGCCGCGGTGCGCTGCGGAGCCGGCGCCCGTCCCGCCCGGCGACACAGTGTTCGACGTGGCGCTCATGCGTCGCGTGAGCCTGCTGCTGGCGCGGTACTGCCGCGAGGAGCAGCGCATGGAGAGCATTCGCGCGGACGGTGTTCTCCAAGTGCGAACGTGCGTGCGCTGCAAGGCGACCAAGGAGGCGTCTGAATTCGGCGAGGCCAAGAGCTGCAATCGGTGCCTCGCCGCCCGGCATGAATACCGGGCCCGCCCGAAGTCTATGGAGAGGCGCAGGGAATACGAGAAGGAGTACCGCGAGCGGCAGAAGACAGGGTGAGCATCCCTCCGGCCGTGCAGCCTCTTGTTGGGGCGGCGACCATCAGCAGTAGTAGTTGATCTTGCCGAGCTCGCACGGAAGCGGCCGGAGGGTGTATACACGGGAGGCAGACGTGAGCGACAGCGGACGAACCCTTGGCGACTGCGAGCACGGCCACACGCCGGCGTACTGCCTCATCTGCCTGCGCGCCAGGGTGGAGCGAGCGGATAGGGCGCTTGCGATCATGATGGAGCGGGGGTGGGGAGTACATCCGCCTGGCAATCTTATTGGCTGGGGCGTCTTCGCGCCGACAGCGTCGATGGATACGTGGACGTTTGAGAACAAGTTTGACGATCCGTTCTCCGCCCTCATCGCGGCGGACGACTGGTGGAAGGCGAACGTCGATAAGACCTGAATCACAGCGGGCGACGGGGCATTTTCGCATCAACCAACAACAGAAAGGAGCAGGTCCTCTTCCCGGCTGGGAGAGAAATCGTGTGGGACGCTGAAGCTGGACTGGACTGCACTTCGGTGAGCGTTCTCGTAAGCACTGCGTCACACAACCGCCCCGCCGCCCGCGTGAAGACATGGAGGGAGAGATGGTACGGAGGCTATTTCTGTGGGCCGTGTGGTTCGTCATCGCACGGCTGGAAGCAAAGCTGGAGAGCTATCGCACGGGGCTGGCCGCGGCCCAGCTGCCGGACCTGCGGCATGTGGCGGAGCGGCTGGCGGCGTTGTGGGGGTAAGGCGATGGACCGATGGCATCTGCTGCGGAAGTGGCTTGACACCGACACGGTGAGCATCGTTGGTACGGCTGGTTCACTGGCCGATCTGGTGGAGTGCGCCAAACGCAGCAATCAGCACGAGGGCTACAGAGGCCACTACTTCGTGGTCCACGAATCCGAACTCCCGATTTTCGGGCTCGAAGCACCAGCGTCATGACATGGAAGGAGGTACGCGATGAAATGCCAGCGATGCGGCTGGGAGTGCAACACGACGAGTCTCGTTCTCCAGGTCACGGTGCGCCCGCCCGGCAAGAGCGAGTTCTCGTCGGTCGTGCCCTACGAGTTCTGCCGGGATTGCATGGAGCGCGTCCGCAAGCGGCTGTTGTCGGCGGCGGACGTGGAGCGAACGGAGGTGGTACGTGCGAGACTGTGAAATCTGCCAGAACGCTCCCGTTGCCGTGACGATGGTCGTGCAGGTGACCACCTTTTACCCGCACAAGCCATCGGAGGAATCGTCCGCCTCGCATGAGGTTTGCGAGCAGTGCGCCCATGCCTGGCGCGCTCGTGCCCACGGCAGCTACGACGACGCGGGCTGCGATGCGCGGCGAGAGAGGCGGGTGCGGGAATGAGCGAGCCCAACAAGTTCCGCATCACCTACTGCCCGCGTGCTGGCGGCTGGGTCGTCACCGTGGAGCTGGTCGCGCCTCTGGCGCCCGGCAAGAAGCCCAGTCTGGTGCTGTCCAGCTTGCACGACTCGCTGGAGGCGGCGGAACGATTCGGTGACTGGTGGTGCGACGGGCATCTTGACCATGACTTCGACACGAAGCGGAAGCTGAACATCGTTCCGAGTCAGCGGGACTGGAGTCATTATCGCCCGGTAACGAGGTAACACATCATGAGCGAGAATCAGGATCACCGGGAAGACAGCGATTGCGATTGTGCCATCTGCCGGGAGGGGATGGAGACGTACCGCGCCTGGGAGGCGGAAGCGATGGCGAAGCACGGCTGGCTTCGCCACTACGTCGGCGATGACCCGGATTCGCCCTCCGGCATCAACCACCACACGCACGGCCTGCTGGCGTCGTTCGGTCATCCGGACATACAGATCGTCGGCAAGCTGACTCAGGAGAAGTCAGCCGCCGTCATGGTCGCGGTGGTCAACCGGATCAAGGAGGGCGAGAAGTTCAAGGCTGGCGACGTGCTGGAAGGCATCTTGCGGGACGCCTACCTGATCAAGCTGGTTGACGCCGTGGAGAACGGCCGACCTGTCCTGCGCCTCATCTTCCCCGACCCGCAGAATCAGGTGGACCGCGACAAGATGACGGAGCCGTGGATGAGCGACCAGTACGGCGATCTGGCGGAAGTGTAGCCCGGCATTCTCCGGGGCGGCGGCCGAGGCGTTGTGTCGAGGGGGATAACAGCACACGGCACACGGCCGTCGCTCCGGGGAAATGCGAAAGCGAGGAGGGACGCATGCCAAATTTCTCTTACGTGGAAGGTGCGGTGGAGCTTGCCAAGAGGGAGGGACTGCATCTCGTCGCACTCTCCATCGACGGCAAATACGCCAAGCAAGGCAGCGCTGTCGTCACGGGGCCGACGGGGCCGGAAATGACGGAGAAGGTGTGGGAACTGTTTCGCCAGCTTGCGGACGTTGAAACGAGGATGAAGTAGATGGACGAGAACGACGGCTGGGCGAAGGGCAGAAAGTGCATGTGCGGCCACGGCGATACCCACGCCAACATCGGCGGTTGTGGCGCGTGCCGTGTGGACGGATGCCCCTGCGAAGCGTGGCACGACACGCCGATGCCGGATAAGTGCGAGTGCGCCGGATGCTGGCGTGAATCGAACATGCCGCCGGCAGGTGTCGGTCTTTCTGGAGAGTGACAACGATGATCGACACGCAACGCGAGCCCGGCATCATCGGCGAAGTCGAGATGGAGCGCGCCTACCAGGCCGCGCAGTGGTCGCTAGCGCATGATGAGACGCACACGCCCAACGACTGGATTGCTCTCCTGACGCGGCACGCCGGACTGGCCGCGAACGACGGCGCCGGCAAGGACGACGAGGAGCGGTTCCGAAAGCAGATGGTCAGGTGCGCCGCCCTCGCGGTCGCGGCGGTCGGTGCCCTGGACCGGCGGACGCAGCGGACGAAGGTGGTGGCGATCGAGCAAGGACCAGGGTACTAGGGAGGACGAGATGGCGAAACAACGCGAACTGACAGGTACAAGCGACGGCATCCTCCAGCGTGACCGGGAGGAGGCTGCTGAGTCCGGGGCTGGTGTCTCTGCCCCGGCTGAAGCGAAGCCGCGCCGCAAGCCCAACCCGACCGTGCGTGCCATCCAGAGCGTGCTGGAGATCCTCGAACCGCTCGACCTGGAGCGGCGCCGTCGCGTGCTGGCGTGCGTGCTGGACGAGCTGGGCGTCCAGGTGTGCCGTGCGGTGCCGGTCGATCCGCCGGCGCATCACGGCTCACTCAGCATGGGCAATGATGTTGTGACGGCGCACGGTATGCGGCCATCGCCGAGCGGATACGTACCGCCTGATCCGAAACGCATCGTCATCGGCGAGAAGGAGATCAGCCGACCATCGGAGGGCGAAACGAGATGAGCGACGGACTGCCCAAGCCTGACTATGAACGCGGCAACGTGAAGCTGTTCAACGCGGATAGTCTTGCGCTGCTGCCCATGCTGCCGGCGGGGTGCGTCGATGCGGTGGTGACGGACCCGCCGTACTTCCAGCCTGCCGCTCACTACTGCGGAACGCGATCAGAGGGAAGGCCACGCCGGTCGATTAGCGACACGTCCATCCTTGAGAACTTTTTTCGCCTGTTCATCGCAGGTGCATCGCGGGCGCTGAAGCCAACTGGAACATGGTATCTGTTCTGCGATGGGCAGAGCTACCCGATTGCCTTCACGGGCATGTATCCGCACTGCAAGTACGTCCGTCCTCTGATCTGGGACCGATTGATTGCCTTCAACGGTTACACTTGGCGGCACCAGCACGAGATCATCGCATGGGGAGAGCAGGAAGACACTCCACGGATTCCGACCGGCGATGGGGACGTGATTCGTCTTCGCGGCGTTCTTCAAGATGACCGCGAGCATCCAGCCGAAAAGCCTGTCGAGTTAGTGGGTCTTCTACTTGAAAAGACGCTTGCCGGTGGAACGGTCTTGGACCCCTTCATGGGTTCCGGCACAACTGGCGTTGCTTGCATTCAGACCGGGCGCCCGTTCGTCGGCGTGGAACTGGAGAAACGCTACTTCGACATCGCCTGTCGCCGTATCGATCAGGCGTTCGACGACTTCGCCCTGTTCGAGAAGACCGCGCCCGCCGTGCGGCAAGGAGACTTGTTCGCCATCAGCGACGGAAAGGCAGAGAAATGAGCAGCATCATCGACGCACTACAGCAGGCGGACGACGCCATCGCGGCGGCAGTGGCCACGATGACCATCGAGGACCTCGACCGCGAAATCGCCAACCTCTTCCGCTGGCGGCAACGGCTGATCGACGAGTGCGACAAGCTGAAGGCCGTGCAGGCGGCACGACCACCGGCCCCGCCACCCAACGGCAAGTCGACGTACAGCCCCGCACGCCTGCCCGTGCCGCTGTCCACGCCGGCCGTGCTGCCGGTGCCAGGTCTGACGATGCCGGCGCCGGAGGAGGAGACGCCGCTGCCGGAGCCCGCACGCGCCAACGGCTGCCGCCAGCCGGCCAAGGTGGCGAAGGACCAGCGCCGCATGGACGTGGTGCGCTTCATCCTCCGCAACGGCCCGGCGACGGTGGGCGAACTGAGGGAGGAGCTGGACATACCGGTGGGGTCAATGGGGGCGCTGCTGGCACACGAATGGTTCCTGAAGACCGGCGGGAGGGTGGAGATTACGAACGATGCGAGACAGGCGGTGGAGGCGGAGACATGAACGAAGTCGTAGCCGGAGGCAGGTTCAATCTCTGCCTCAAGTGCGGGAAGCTGTTCCCGATCAAGGATTGGGGCGACCTGACGATGGCCCTTGACGGCAAGCTGCCGCCTCACTACTGCCCGGAGAAGACGGTGGAGGAGTGGAAGGCCGAATTTGCTCGGCAGGCGGCGGAGGCGGAGACGATGCCGGGACCGGGGCGGGAGTGAGGGCGATCTGTGCCTCCTGATAGGCCAGAAACTCCGTCAAGAGGGAACCGTGCCCCTGCAAGACCTGGCGGCACAGCTCGCGGCGAATGTCCTCAGCGATCTTGTCGGGAGGCGGCATGGGGGGTCAGTCCTCCTGGGACGAAGCGTAAACCGTCCCTCGAACGATTCGGTGGTGCTTCCTGATCTCTCGAAGAATCTGGGATCGCGTTCTTTCTCTACCCTCTCGCTCGTCCATCCACTCGTATACGTCAACGAGTTGATCATAGACGGATTTCTTGCTTAGGCCGAACACATGAATGAAAGATGCACCATTGGGGAATATCAGGAGCGCGACCCAGCAACCGCAGCTGGCAGCTTCAGTGCCTTTGTCGGTCGGCGGCATGGGTCACTCTCCCTTCCGGCCGCGTCGCGGTGGCGGGGCGGCGCCTTCAAACTTGTGCATCTGCTCGCCGTGATCTTCCGCAACAAGAGGGCGCAGACGGTCGCTCAGGTACTCGGCAACAGTGATGCCAAGGTAGGCGGCAACGATCTTCGCCTGTTGCAGAACGGTTCGGTCGATCTTCACCGACTCATCGTCTCGCTTTGGCTTCGGCATCGGAGGGGTTTCCAGGGTTGCGGTCATTCTCACTCCACAGAAGGGAAGGTTATCAGGGGAAACGGTTTCCGGTCAACTTCAATTCTAGTGCCTGAGTGCGGAAAGTCAACTGAAGAAAAACGGCAAGATTCCGATTTTGCACCTTGACACTCAGTCACTAGGTGGTAGAATCCATATAGAGTCAAACGCAACGCCCCCAACCCGGAGCCACCCATGACCCAGACCCGCGACTTCATCGGCCCCGTCCGCGTGACCCACGCGGACAACACCACCGGGTTCGCCACGTTGGCCTACGAGGGCTGCGACCCGGCCGCCATCGCAGCCGCTATCGCCGCCGGGCACGCCGCCGGACAGACGGTGTACCGCTCCGGCTGGCAGGATGAGCCGCGACAGTACGCGGTCGAGTTGGCGTGATCAACCCTTTCGCCCCGGAGTCCAGACCATGACCGCTACCAGCCTCTACCGCGTGATCGGAACCAACGCCGACAATCAGGTGGTGTTTCGTTCCGAGGCGCTGACCTGGCTCGCCGCACAGATCCGCCTGGTCGAGCTTCGCGAGAAGTACGCCGACCGCGGATGGCGAATGTTCATCGATCCGAATGAGTAGTCGGCTGCAGAACGCCCTGGATCGCTGAAAGGAGTCCTGACCATGACCGCTACCGCACACAAGCAGACCGCCGGACACGTAAGTTTCGTCTGTGATGCCGGAGATCATCACCTGTGCGATCACGCTGACTGCGAATGCCCGTGTCACCAGAAGCCGCAGCCGGAGGCACCCAAGCCCGAGACGCCGGCAAAGCCTGCGCCGCCCGCCGCTCAGTACGCATGGCTGGTTCCCGACCAGCTTGCCGCCGAGATCGTCCGCGCCGGCGCCGGCTGCCTGTTCGAGATCGTGGACCGCGACAGCCGCGGCAAGATGCGCGTCACGACCTACGCCCTGCGTGTCGTCCGCGACCGGGGGCGGTTCGCCGGGTGGTCGGTGCAGAAGCTGGGATGCGACGGTGAGATGCTGGAGGAATATCACCTAGACGTGTCGTTCGGGCCCGAGGTCCGACACGCCGAATGTACGTGCGGAGCGTATTGCTTCCGCAGCCGGGAGCGCGGGCCATGTCGGCATCTGCTGGCGGTGTGGACGCTGCTGGGTCGCATCGGGATCAGTCCGCGGACCGGCGAGTAAACCACAACGCATCGCCCCTGAAGGAGATCGACATGGTTGCTGTTTCGAGATTTGCCCCGTCCAGCGAACGAACCGGATCGCTGCACAACATCGATAGCCCGCTTCGTTTCGAGGTGACGATGGTATCGCCCGACCTGGCGAGCGAACTGCTGGCCAAGCTGCACCCCAACCAGCGCGGACCAAAGCAGGCGAAGATAGCCGGCATGGTTGCCGACATGAAGGCCGACCGCTGGCATCTGACCCATCAAGGCGTCGCCATCGACGTAGAGGGTCGCGTTGTCGATGGGCAGAACAAGCTGATTGCCGTCACCCGTAGCGGCTGCACGGTGCCTATGGTCATCTGCTACGGCATCCCGCTGGAGGCACTGGTTGTCATGGACTGCGGGACCGCCCGCAACGCTGCCGATGCCGGGAGGATAGCCGGAGTTGGCGTCACGAACAGTGCCCTCTATGCCGTGGCTCGGCACATGATCCTCACGCCTTACACGCAGAAGAGGAACCTGTCCATTCAGGAGAGTATCGACCTCGTCATCACGTACCGATCCGGTCTGGACTACGTCTTTGACGTGCTGGCCAAGCCCATGAAGCACGTCATCGGAGCGTCCATCCGTGCCGTCGTGGCGCGGGCCAGCTACAGCGCCGACAAGGACGTTATCGGGAAGTTTGCCGAGTTCCTTTACAACGGCTTGCCAGACAACACGAAGACGCAAAACTCCGTCGTGCTGCTTCGCAACTGGCTCCTGACGGGTGCAGGCGTCCGCGGCGGTCTGCGCGACAGCCACCGGAAGAACATCTACGGATACACCGAATTCGCTCTACGGTCGTTCCTCGATGGTCAGCGAATCATCCGCCTGGAGTTTCCCGAACAGGAGTTGTTCGCGATTCCAAGACTGCGGAAAGCGAAGGTTCACCCGGAGACGACGAACTCGAACTGACGCACCCCTGCAAGCGATGGCGGCCAAGCATCTGCGGACCCTGAGCCGTCATCATGTTGAGGTCACCACCCCAGACGTTGGACGCAGACGGCCCTGGGAGGTGGTGATCAGAGCGGAGGCCAAGTCGGTTCCCTTTGAGGAACCTCACCCGAGCCCAGCCGGTGGAAGGCCGGCACCGAACACGAGTGCTTCAACCGAGGCGAGAATAGAAGCGTTCGGCAATCCTCGGTCACGCCGACGAAAGTTCCCGGCACCGCTGGCGACTTGACAGCCGGAGAGACGGCGACCTTTACCCCACGAATCGCCCCGACAAGGAGTCTGACCCATGTTTCTGTTCGACTTTTTCAAGGCTCTTTCCCGCCTGACCACCGCCGTCAACACGATGGCGGAGCAGTTCGAGGGCGGCAGTAAACGGCTTGCGTCGGGACGCCAGGACGACGAGCAGCCGCCCGCCATCGAGACGACCGCGACGGCGAGCGAGGCGGCGGTGCGGGGGAACGGAAGGAAGGTGCGGTCGTGACCGGCCTCATGACGTACACACGTTGTCCGGCGTGCGCTGGAACGCTGGAGATTGCCGTGGGGGATCACCTCCATCCGTGCCCCTGTACTCGCAGCCCGTTGCCTGGTTGGGCAGCGACCGGCCTTACGCTGCGTCAGCAAGAGCGAGCCGTGCGGATGGAGGCGGTGGCGAAGGACCTGCTGAAGGCGTGCGAGGAGGTCCTTCCGTGGTCGCTCAACGCCATCGCGGCCGGCATCGATGGACCGGAGCTTACGAAGACCGTCCAGGCAACGCATCGCATTCCGACGCTGCTGCGTGCGGCAATCGCCCGCGCCAAGGGAGAATCGCCATGATCCCGCTTGAAGACACCGCCGCCCTCCGCTTCTCGAACGCCGGCTGGGGCATCTATTCGGTCGTCGTGACGCTCACGCACGGCGAGCGGCCGGCGCGGGTATCGCTCGGAAGGTTCCCGTCGCTGGCGCTGTGCCGCAAGGTGGCGGAGCAGTACGCCGACGATCAGCCGGCGATTTACAGGAAGACCGCGAACGGATGGGAGAAGGAGGAATTGTCGTGAATCAGAAAGAACTGAATCAGCCGACGCCCGACGAGTGGATTAGCAAGGTGGACACCGTGGAGACGGTGGAGGGCCTTGTAATCTGTGATGTACGGCACGCCGGGACGCACAAGACGGCTGCCAACGCCAACCTGATCGCAGCTGCGCCGGACCTATTCAGAGTGTTGAAGGGTCTGCTTTACCTGTTTCCTCCATCGCATGAAATCGTTTCCATGCGCGACCCGAGGCATATTGGATTAGTGAACCTGGAAGCGGCTGGCCGCGCTGCTCTTGCAAAAGCCGAAGGGAAGTCCTCGTGAAAACCTCTTGCTGGATCTGCTGTCTCGGCTGCACGATGTTCGCCACGCTGACCGCGACCATGTCGCTGGCCTGGCTGCCCCCGGCGGTCGGCTGGGCCCTCGCGGCGGTCGGGATGCAATGGCTCGCGCCAAACGATAACGAGGAGGTATCCTGACCATGACAACCGCGACCGAACGTAAGCACCTACTGCCCTGCCCTCTCTGCGGAGAGACAGAAGCCAGCATCGAGCTGTGTCTTTCGGAGCTGCCGAATCCTAATCAGACTGACGATGATCTGTTCACCTGCAATGCGTGCGGTAACGGATTCAGCCTATCGCACGTCCGCGCCTTCGTCGCGCAATGGATGCCGATACTGAAGTGGCTGGAGTCTTGCCCGCCCGCGTGCGGCGATGCGCCGGTCGTGCCGGCAGCGTGCCTCGTGCCAAATCCGGACGAATCCGATCTACCATTCTGAGGAGTAACCATGTCCCTTCTCCGACCGCATGACGTACCACACGCCCGTTCCCACGCCCGCGGCCATCCCGAGCTTCTGGCGCCGCTCCAGGACCCAGCCGCCGTGCGTGCGTGGATCGCGGAGCAAGCCCTCGACGAGCTGCGCGCGATCGAGGACGAGCTATCCCGGCACGGGCGGGTGACGATCGTGACCGAGGACCTGCGGGCCGTGCGGCTGTCGGCGCTTTTGGCGGCGGCGGAAGAGGCGGGGATGGTGGGGGACGAGCCATGACCGACATCGACCACATCTGCAAGGCCATCGACGCCGACCCGACCGACGTGGTGTCGCTGAAGGCCGCAGCCGACTGGCACGAGGAGCGGGGCAACCTGCTCGCGGCGGTGATGCTTCGCGTGCAGGCTCGCGTGGAGGAGCGGATGGCGGGGCTGATGCTCGATGGGAGAGCGAACCCGAGCGAGTTCGTGCGGCGGTATACCAGATACGACAGGGAGATGACGCACAAGAGCGGCGCGGTTGCGGTAGTTGCGAAGCACGATGACCGAGTTGAAATCTCCGGTCCATCATGGCCAAACTCGAAACGCTCTCAGTGGCACATCATCGTCAGCGGTCGCTACCTGTCCGTGGAAACGTCAACGGAGATAGGCTGGCTCCCTACGTGGGAATTCTGGGGTGGGCAGGGATGGACTGACGAGATGGGTAACGATCCACCCGACGCCGTCTTCGCCGCCCTGGAGGCTGCCGCCCGGCGTATCGAGCGCGAACGCGCGGAAAGGGAGTTGTTGCGATGACCGGCACACTCAGCGAGTTTGACGTCCAGGCCATCCTTGACAGGGCCGAAACGCCTCTGACGCACGCCAGCGCGCTCGGTCGCCTTCTGTGCCTCGTGGACGACTACAACGCGCTCGTCAGGGAGCAGCGCAAGGAGCGTCCCGACCGCGAACGATTGATGCAGATGCTCGACGAGGACCGCGACGAGGTGCTCATGATGTTGTGCGACAGCTGCATCGACGACGGGCGGGAGGCGGAGGCGAAAGGGTGGGGGTGGCTGGCGGCGAATCACAAGTGGCCGGCACGGATGGATAGTGGATGGGCGTGGTCGGAAACAAGCAGCTGGGTTCACGAAAACCTGTCGTACATGCTGCCGGACGCCCTGGCTGATTTGGTGTGGCAGGCGGAACGTGGTCCAGTCGCGACCACGAAGACGCCCCGCTGGCCGACCGCCCGCGCCGCCCTCGAAGCCGTCGTGGACGTGATCGCCTCGGGTAAGTGGCAACAGTAAAGGAGTCCCGCAATGCTTGTTCTGTCCCGCAAACTCGGCGAGCGCATCCGTATCGGCCCCCTGCCCGACGGCAGCATCGTCTGGATTGAGGTCGTGGATCTCAACAACAAGACCGTCAGGCTCGGCATCACGGCGCCGCAGAGCGTCAAGGTTTTTCGCGCCGAGCTGCTGGACGAGAAGGAGCCGAAATGAGCAAGCCGACGAACGTCATCGACGAAAGCGACCCGAACGCCAATATGTACGGCTGCCTACCGTGCCCGCGGTGCCGCAGTACGTGTCGCTGGCCGACTCAGCCGTTCCATCCCGTGTACCCGAACTGCATCTTGTGCGACTACTGCGATTTCATCGAGCAGGCCGTGCGGAAGGACGGTGCCACTTGAAAGACGCGAAAGTCATCCGCGCTTACCGAGACGACCTGCGCCGGCTCGTGCAGCAGGGCACCGGCTGTACGCATCCCGACGGGCTCTGCCTGCAATGCCAGGCCGTGCTTCAGGCGATGGATCAGCAAATCAACCTGCTGTCGTGGGTGCTCGATGAATGCCCGGACCTGGACCACGCCGTCGAGCACGCGGCGGCAATGGCGAGGAGATGACGATGAGCGAGAACATGGAGGTCCCAGATGCCGTTTCGTTTGTGTGTCCGTCTGCATCCCGGCGACCCCTGGCTGTGGGTCCGCCAGGGGACCAGCGGTCACGTCGCGGATTACTGGACGACAGACCACCCATCGCAGGCGACGGTGTGGCAGGAGCGGTTCGACGTGGCGGCGGCCGTGGTGGCGTTCGGCAGGGCTTGGGAGTGCCGGTACGAGGAAGTGGCGGCAGAGGCGGACGTCGAGACGCGGCGGAAGGCGGTGCGGCGATGAAGGGTTGTACGAATGTAATACGGAGCGTAAGCTATGCTCATGGCGCGCAAGAAGCCGTTGAAACCGAAACTCTGGAAGACACGTCTTTTCAATCTCCGCAAGAAGCTGGGCCTGACGCAAGAGCAGGCAGCGGCGGAGTGTGGCATGACCACGTCCGCATGGGTAGCCTGGGAAAACCGCCAGAACTACCCGAGCCGTCTCGCGCTCAACCTCATCAAGCAAGCGTTCGGCAAGAAGTACCCCGACGCCAAATCCTGGTAAGCAAGCTCCTCCGGAAAAATCTCAGTTCGCCCTTGCAATGCGACTTGTACGCATGTAGGTTGTATGCGTGTAAGTAGCGATGTTTCCCTTTCGCCCTCAAAGGAACAGACGATGAAATACTCACCCAGCCTCATGCAAATCGGCGCCGCACTGGTCGCGGCCCAGCCGGACCTCCTGTCCCCTGAGAGGGACGGCACGGTCGATACCGGGAAATTCAAGTTCCGCTACACGACGCTGGCGGAAGTCATGTCCTGCGTCCGCCCGGCACTCAACCGGCACGGCATCAGCGTCTTGCAGTCTGTCGGCACCGGGCAGCGCGGCCCCACGGTGACGACGCTGCTCTTGCACACCTCCGGAGAGTGGATCGAGACGGAGCCTCTGGAGATGCCAGCCGGACAGGCGGACGCGAAGGCGTGGGGCAGCGCGATCACCTACGCCAAGAGGTATTCGTTGCTCGCCAGCGTGGCGGTGGTCGCGGACATGGACGACGACGCCGGCGCAGCGTGCGTGCCGCCGAAGCCAGCCCAGCAGGCTCCGGCACGACAGCCGCAGCAGCAACCGGCGGCGCAGCAGAAGGCTCCCGCGCCCTCCGGCTCGGGCGTGACGCCGGCGCCCGCGAAGCCGGCACAGCAGCAGCCCGCAAAGAAGCCCCGACCGATGCCGAAGAACAAGGACGAACTGGACAAGCTGGACGCGAGCGCGGCAGCGACGGGCAAGTGGAAGGTCGGTGAACTGAAGCG